AAGAAGATCGCTTGGCATTTCCGTCAAAGCATTTGCTTGCGTGTAATTTGCAGCAATGAGAGGGAACTCAATAGAGCCGCGTGTGGCACTTTGAGCAAAAATATCACGCGCAGCCATGGAGCCGGGACGACGAACGTCAATGGTTCCTCCATTTGACGCGCCATCATTTTCTTTCTCACTGGTGCAAATCAAACGGTCAAACTCACCGGAATTGATGCGAGGAACAGCAAATCGCGTGATGCATGTCTGAGGACTATTTACATTCCCATATCCACGGACACAAAAACTGGTGTCAAATGTCTGGGTTAAGAATGTGAAAGAACGGCAGTTGGCCTGTAGCCAAGCAGCAGCAGCTTGTGCAGTTTCCAAATTGGAATTAAAAAATGCACGGAGATCATAACGTACAGCTTCTGAAAAATTAAGGCTGCTGGTGTCAATAAAAACAGCCGTAACTTCATCATCTGTTGTGGTTAGCAACTTCCACAGCAGATATGTGCTGTCAATGCCACCAGAAAATGTCAGAACGGTTTTCATATTGCGCTCCCAAGAACAATGTCCCATTCCAGATATTGTTCATTCCAAATAGCAAAATAGTTAGCTGGAACAGAAGGCATCGGAATTGGTGCTTGCCAAGTTGCATCTGATGATTGGAATGACCAAGACGGATATGGACGAGGATCAACAAAAACATCTAAAGGCGGATAATAAAAACCACCAATAGAAGCGTACTTGCGACGAAAATTATTGTTGTAGCTAGTTTGTTTCCATACGGTGTCTGCTCCAAAAAGATTTTGGCAAAGAGCTACACCAACAGGGTCACTTTCTGGAAAAGGCAAATAATCAATGTCTGCATTCGTGATCGCCACGACTTGCATAACGTTATTGTCCTGATCCAGTTGGGCAAAATAAGCCATTACCTTACCTCACTGATAAAGATAGCGGATGATGACAATACCGGAGCCACCAGAACCTGCGGTCTGCCCGTTCAAGCCTGTGCCGCCGCCACCGCCGCCTGTGTTTGCGGCACCTGAAGTTTGAGGTTGGACAAAAGCAGGGCTACCGCCATTGCCGCCACCACCCGATCCACCAGCACCCGGACCATAACCAGCACCGCCGCCGCCGCCCGCATACAAAATGGAGGAGCCGCTAATTGAAGATGCCGCACCGCTACCTCCCTCACCTCCACCTGAATAAAGACTTTGGATAGTGCCGCTTCCGCCAACCGACCCCTTGCCACCGCCACCACCGCCAGCGGCAATGCCATATTTAGCTGAATTACCGCCACCACCGTTGTTGCCCTGACCAGCCGTCCCTTGACCAACTGAGCTTGTTGCACCATTGCCAGTGCCGCCACCAGACCCGCCATTTTTACCAAAATAATTTCCAGCGCCACCACCGCCACCGCCGCCTGTTGATGTAATACCAAGTGCGGAGCTATTACTGCCGTTGTTTCCGTTAGAAGTTGTTCCGGCAGCGCCGCCCCCGACAGTGATCGTGTAAGAAGTTGCCGAAAGAGTTGCTGTTCCAGTTTGCATACCGCCAGCGCCGCCGCCAGCAGAAGATACGCCGCCGCCCCCTGCGCCGCCGCCAGCAACAATTAGATATGAAGCAGACGAGTCCGTGCCAACTTGCGAAACGCTAAATGTTCCAGACCCTGTAAAGGTATGGATTTTATAGTTACCGTCAGTTGTAACAGTGCCGCCAGTTGCAACTGTGTAGGTGATATTTGGAGTTGGACCTGTTCCGTAAAAGTTACTGAAGCTTAAAGCTCCAGAAGAAAACGTAAATGCCGTAGCGCCCCCAGCAACAGTATAATAAGTCGTTCCACGATATGAGTTAAGATTATTTCCGCGACCAAAGACCGCGTTAATCTCACTCATTGAAATTGCGCCGGAAGATTGCAGGAAAGTAGGCATTACTTAGTTTCCAGTTCTTTTACACGGGCAGACAATTCTTTAATCGCCTCGACCAACAGCGGGACAAGACGGTCATAATGAACCGTCAGATACTGCTCATCAATCGGTGCCGGAACAACAATTTCCGGCAGGATGGCCTGAACTTCCTGCGCAGAGACGCCAACTTCGGGCTTGGCCTTATAGCCAAGGGCCTGCGCAGTTTCATTTGCCTCATAATGGAAGCCGGAGATGGCCTCCACCTTTGCAAGAGCATTTTTAATGTTGCCCTTGCGAACCTTCAAGCGGTCATCGGAATAATAGGCAGTGATGTTGTTGGTAGCGCGGATTTCGCCAGCCGTGCCAGAGCCCGCCGTTCCAACACCCAGAGAGTTAAACTGCACGTTGGATGATGTGGCGACAGCCTGACCAATGCTGAAAGTTACAGCGCCAGTGCCTCCGCTGACGGACACACCAGTTCCGGCCACGGCTGAGGTGACGCCATTATTGGTGATCGTGACGGCACCAGTTGCACCAGAAACAGAGATGCCAGTTCCGGCAACAGCCGACGTGACGCCTGTATTGGTAATTGTGACCGCACCAGTAGAGCCCGAAACGGAGATGCCCGTTCCTGCCGCATTGGATGTCACGCCAGCATTTGCGATAGAAATCGATCCGGGACCAGTTGTGATGCTGATACCCGTGGTCGCATTCAGCGCGGCAAGCGTGTAACCCGTGCCATTGCCAATTAGGATTTGACCATTGGTAGGCGTCGTCGAAACGCCTGTGCCGCCAGATGAAACCCCGAGAGCATTTGTGAGGCTCAAGGTGCCAATCGTGACAGTGCCACCAGTTGCGATGCTCATCGCAGTGGTTGCGCCGTTGTTGCCAACTTTGAACGAAATGCTGTCGGTCGTGCCAACGCCAGAAGTTGATTGAAGGATCAAGCTTGATGAAGCGCCCGTGCCACCAATAATCAATGGGCTGGTTGTTGAAGTGCTGAATGTCGGATTGTTGACTGTGTTGACAGTTACGCTGCCCGTCGAGCCGGACAGGCTGATGTTTGTGCCTGCGGTCAGGCCAGTGACGCCAGTGCTGCTGATTGTGACGCCGCCTGTGGAAGCAGAAACACTGACGCCAGTGCCAGCGGTAACGCTAGTCACGCCAGTGTTAGCAATCGTGATGGATCCTGCGCCATTGGTGACGCTGATAGCTGTGCCAGCAGTCAGAGTTCCAAGCGAATAGTCGGTGCCATTGCCGATCAGAAGCTGACCATTGGTCGGCGTAGAGGTAATGTTCGTGCCGCCATTGGCGATCGGCAACGTGCCGGACACATGCGTGGTCAGGCCAACTTTGCCATAAGACGGAGCCGCACCAACGCCGCCCGAAAGCAGGACGTTGCCAGTGGCAATATCAGCCAGCTTTGCCAGAGAAGTTGTGCCGTCAGCGTAAAGCAGATCGCCAATCGTGTAAGACGAGATGTTCGTGCCGCCGTTGGCAACAGGAAGAACGCCAGACAGCGAAGAGGCGCTGACTTGCGACCATGTAGGAGCAGCAGAAGCGCCGCCTGATGTCAAAACATAGCCGCTGGTGCCATATGTAGCGCCGCCAATGCCGAGCTGGCCTGACGGGCCAATGCGGAAGCGTTCGACAGGACTGGCCGCGCCAAGTGCAGTCGTATGGAACGAAATATACGAACCCTGCGCCGTGTCTGTGAAGTTCTCAGCAGCTTCAAGATCAATGCGAGCAACAGATGTGGTCGAATAATCTGTAGCGCCGCGACCACGACCACCATACTGAGACAGAATATCTCCCGTTTGGCTGGCAGTTGGAGACGCAGCAGTCCCACGCGATGAACGACCCGTATATGCTGGATAGTTACCAGTGCCAAAAGAGTCCTGCGTGATGCGAGTGATGGCGCTGTTCGCACCAACAATGTGCAAGTCAGTTCCAGCAGGAAGCGTTCCAGCCGTGACAGATGTCTGAGTTGGAGACACAACAGTCAGGACCGCATCAGGAGAGCCAGTGCCGATGCCCAAAAAGTTGCTGGAATTATTCCAGAACAACTCACTGTTGCTTTGGCTGTATGTGCCAGACGCGCCAGCAAACACAACAGAACCAGCCGTGAAGGCGGTCGATGTGCCTGTGCCGCCATTAGCAACCGGAAGCGTACCCGTCACGCCAGCCGTCAATGAAAGCTGACCAAAAGCGGGATTGGAAGACGCACCAGTGGACAGAAGCGGATAGCCTGTTGTGCTTGGAGCAGCAAAGGCCACGTTGCCCGTGCCGTTGCCAAGCATGACATTGTATTGCGTCAGCGTTGTTAGGCCCGTGCCGCCAAGTGTAGTCGGGACAGTCGTCAACGAAATGTCGCTGCCCGTCTTCAGGAGCGGAGAAGACACGGTGACCGAGCTGGATGAAGACGTCTGCGTCCATGTGAATGACGTCGTGCCAACAACCAAAGTGCCCGTTGTGGTCATAACCCAACCGGAGGCACCATAAATGTTGCCGTTGTTGATGAACGTGGCCGCGCCAGTTTCAATTTGGTTCGGGCCAGATCCAACGGTGTCAAAGTCTGTCGCGCGGGTCAAAACCCAAGCAACTGCACCGCTGCCGACCGTTGTCAGCGTGTAAATGCCATTCTGCAATCCGCTTGTCTGATTTTTGACAAGGATGCGCGAGTTGATTGGCGGCGACTGGCCGTCTGTTGAAAACGCAGCCAAAGCGCCAGAATTTGTCAGGGTAGCGCCAACGCCACCAGTGCCATTGCTATAAGTGGCAGTCAGATTGGCAGTCGTGGTCGCGTAGCAAGCAGTGTGGAACGTCTGATTAGAGACGGTAGCAACCTGCGCATCAACATACTGTTTGGTTGAAGCCTCAAGGGCCAGTGTCGGGTCTTGCGTCAGCGTGACGGTCGTGAGGCCAGCCAGTGTCGTTGAAGTGCCGCCCAAAGCAATGCTGGTACTGCCAATCGTGACGCTGCTGTTGGTCAGACCAGCATTCGGGATTGTAGCCGACGCAGTGAATGCGCCAGTGCCATTGCCGTAGACATAGCCAGTGAGCGTTGTTGCGCCCGTGCCGCCATTGGCAACAGGCAAAGTCCCGCTGACATGCGTGGTCAGTCCGATCTTGCCGTAAGAAGGAGCAACGCCAACGCCGCCAGAAATAAGAGCATTTCCGGTAGCCACATCATTAAGGCGCGCCAAAGTAGATGACGTATCGGCGTAAAGGATGTCGCCTGTGGTGTAAGACCCAAAGCCAGTGCCTCCCTGCGGACCAGAAAGCGGCGTTGTCAGGCCCGAAAGGCTTGTGATGTCGCTGTTAGCGCCAGAAGCGGCAGCGCCAAGATTGCTACGAGCGCCAGCAGAAGTGGTAGCTCCAGTGCCGCCATAAGCAACAGCAACGGGAGTGCCTTGCCACACGCCAGTAGAAATCGTGCCAAGACTTGTCGCCCCCGTCGATGTCAGGGTTGTAAATGTGCCGGGAGCGGGAGTTGTGCCGCCGATAGTTGTGCCATTAATTGTGCCGCCAGTAATTGCAACGGCAGACGCATTTTGCGTGGCAATAGAGCCAAGACCCGTGACCGAAGTGTAGGGAATGGTAATTGAGACATTTGTCGCGTTGCTGATCTGGCCCGAAGCCAAAACAGTAAACTGCGGAACTGTCGAAGCCGAGCCATATGTCCCAGCAGTGACGCCAGTTGGCGCAATCTGACCTGACGGGACAGAGAGGGTTGTCCAGATCGGAACAGCAGTTGTGCCTTGTGCCGTAAGAACCTGACCATTGGTGCCGCCAGTAAGCGCAGCCCACGATGATGTGTCACGATAAAGGATGTTGCCCTTTGTCGATCCGATGACATCCAGAACCTGACTGACTGTCGCATCAGTCGGAGAAGCAGAGCCGCCCGTGACGTTTGCCTTAACCGTGCCAGCGGCCATCGGGGCCAAAAACGAATTAGTGATGCCCTGCGAATTAAGAGAAATTGTAACTGCGCTGCCAACCGTGCTGGCCGCGATCGGCGCTGTGCCAGTAACAGTTGCGACGCCCGGAGCCGGATATGCAGAGCTGATGTAAGTTGCAATCTGACTGGCTGTAACGCGAACTGAAGTGCCGCTCTGAACGCTTTCAAACTGCTCTGAACCACTAAGCCCAGTTGCCGCAGGAAGGTTCGGAATTTGGATGTTGCTCATGTCAGCGGGCCTGTCTTCGGAACTGTAGTGTTATTATACGGCAATCCGGGGTCGTTGCCACCAGCATCGTTAGGAACAGTCGGACTTGTTCCCGGCTGAGTGTTGAGACCGTTCGGCGGCTCGCCAGTCTGTTGCGTGACGCGCGTGTCGTCGTCCTGCGTGATGCGTGTATCGCCGCCCGGCACAGGAATGCCAGTGACAGGATCGACCGTGTTCTGGCCCGACGTGACGCGCGTGTTAGTTTCGGCCGTGACAAAATCTTGCAAACGAGGCTGATTGATTGGCACGGGATCTGCCGGAATGATGATCGCGCGGAGCTGCTCTTGCGGCTCGTCGTAGCAATCATTGCAGACCAAAAGGCGGATGTTTTGCAGCGAAGCGCCGCGCCAATCATATTGCCACTTCAAGGCAACGTGGTTGTAGCGGAAGCCGCAGCGGTCACATATCGCATGCGCCTGTGGATTTGAGGCGCTGGTAGATGCGCGGCCGGAACGTGAGGCGTAACCCATAGAGCCCCCTTATGGCCGGAAATAGCCCATGATTTGAGGAGAAATATACTGCTGCGCCTGCTCGATATTTTGTTCGGCGGCGACCGTATAAGCCTCATCAGCAAGGGGCTTGAGGATTTGTGTTTTGTCAGGTGCCCAGATGACAGCCAGACGTGCGGCAAGGCCATACGCGAAGGCGTCGAGCCAGAGGAACGGGATCTCGACCTGTTGACCGTTTTGGAGGTTTGCGTCTTGGATTTGACGGACGCGATAATACTTCAGCGTTTGCGCGCTTTGACCGTCTGGGACGGGCCAGATGGTCACAGTCGGCGAGATCAGGCGGTCAAACCAGAACACAGTCGGAAAGCCCTGCTGCTCCTTGTTGGGGTAGCTGGCATATTCCGTGCGGCTCACAGGCATGATGATGCGGTCGATCGGCTGGCCGTTGCCATTGTCCGTCTCGATGTAGGCGTCGAGGATCATGACCGTGTTGCTATTGACGTTGTAGGTCGTCTGGCCCTGCACGAGAGGCGTCGTGATGAGGTCGACAGCCCACAAGTTTACGCCGCGATTGCTCCAGTTTGAGCACATGAAGTTGGCCGCCATGCGGGCAGCTTCCAAGTGCTCCTGAAGAAGCGCAGTGTTCCTGACGCCGATGAGATTGTACGCATAGAGCGTGATCTCACCGAGCGACGGATTGAACGTGTAGGTGCCGCTCGTAGCCATAAACAGTCCTTACGGGGTGGCGTCGTTCTTGACCAGAAGAATGATGAACATTGACGAGCAAGCGTTGTTCGCAGCATCGCCGACAGCCTGTGCCTCAATCGTCGTTTTTTCAGGCACAACAAGGGGGTACTCAAACGAATAGTCCGCCGCGCTATTGTTGACGGTGACCACGGCAGCAGTGAGACGGATATTGTTGGTCCCGCGCGTCATGAGGCGACCCGTCACAGCGTTCGACCCGGAAACCTGACCGGACGAGAACAGCCCCTGAGACACATAGGCCGTGTACCCGGCAGGAACCGTGTAGCTCCCGGTAACACGCGCGTTATAGTCAAACGCAATAACGTCATAGATCGTAGCGGGAACGCCTGCGGTGACGGTTCCCGTGCCGAAATAGATCGTTCCCGCAGCCGTATTGCCTGAACCCGCCGTCTGCACATAGCAGTTATTAATATGCAGATACGACCTCGTTGTTGTTACCGCAGTCTGCCCGTTCAACGTGACAGTCTCGCTAATCACGTTATGGTTCGCGTCCAGCCCTTCAAGATAGACGGTACGAGCACCCGTTCCCGCAGCCGTGTCAGCAGCATTGCTAGAACTAACCGAAAGCTGCAAAGCAGTTGCAGGAAAAGTAAGAATGCCGCCCTGAGGCCAAACGGTTTCAACCGCTGTATCAACGTCCGGGTTAAATCCAAAGACGGTGATAGACTGATGCCAAGTGATTTGCCCACGAGCAACTTGAAGTTCAAACGGCTCATAACGGCCATTCTGCGTGATTGACCAAGCTGTAACAGCCATTTTTAGCTCCTCTTGCCAGCACGCGCTGCGGCGGCATTGTCGATTAAGTTAGGATATGGGCGGCCTGCGGCGCGAGCCTTGGCCTTGGCAGACTGAACCTGCTTGCGGTTCAAGTGCTTTACCTTTGCGTCTTTGGGGGCGTCTTTCTCCCAGAAAGGTTTTTCAGCCATTTTAGCAGTCCCACTTCCTTAAAGACTTGTTGATGCGGCTGTCTGGATCTGCGGCCTTCGCGGAACCTGTTAGCTTGCGCTTCATGCCAGTCATCCTAGCACAGAAGCTGTCTTTGCGCGAACCGCCTTCAGGCTGCGGGCGCTTAATATCGTGGCCCTGAGCGCGCAGAGATGCGCGACCCTTTTCATTAAGACCACCAGAAGGATTTTTGCCTTCCTTGCGTGTCCAAGCACCAGACATCTCACCCTCCATTGCAAATACGGGGGCGCGAAGCCCCCGTAAATAGCCACAGAACTAAGTTCAAAACTTAGTAATGCGAAACCTTGCCACGGGGCGTGCCGGGGCCAGAGGCCGACGACAGAACACCACCGCCAGACTTACGCGGCTTGCGGCCAGCGTGAGCCATCGACATCGGGCTCTTGTCCTTGCCGACGGTCTTGCCGCCGCGCTTGAAGCCGTCATCGCCCTTCATCATTTCCTTAGCAACATTGCTGTCGCCACCCGAGTAAGCCGTGTGCGACTTAGCTTGGCGCTTGCCAGAATTACCTTTCATGTGAACCTCCTATTAAGCGTTTGCTGCTTGGATGTAGCGAACGACGAGAGTGCCAGCACCCGGCGTTGCACTTGGCGCACCGGACAGAACGTAGATGATGTCGTCAGATGTTCCGGTGTTGACCCAGTTACCAGTGCGGGTTGCATCAGTGCCGGGGGTAAGTGCGAGACGGCCAATCGCATTGGCGTTTGTTGCCGCAACAAACTCTGTGGCTGTGGCGGAAGAGCCAACGCTGATGGTGTAGGTTGTCGTGGCGCTTGACCAAACAGTCGTGACAAACAAATCAATCGCAACGATTGTACTGTTTGCCGGAATGCAAATGGTTGTTGCGGCAGCCGTTGCAGACTGCGTGATTGCAACCTGCTGAGACATCTCAACGAAGCCGACATTCTTAACCGTTCCGGCAGTGGTGCCAGTCGTGTTCAGAACATCGCCAGCCTTAATAGGGCCAGTAAATGTGGTGGTGCTCATATGAGCCTCCTGCACGAGTTAGCATACAGTCTGTGCAGCGTCCGCTAGGTCGGTCTGTATGCTTGAGAACCTAGATGAAAAGGCGGGGCCGAAGCCCCGCCCAATACCCGATTAGGTCGGGATAGCGCCGTAGATCGAACGCCAGTTGTAGTAGCCGAAGCTGTAACGCTCGTAGCCCTTGACGAGGAGGTTATCTGTAGTGAAATCGACTTGAAGGTCGGTTTCAAACTTGATGCGCTCCATGTACGACAGACCGTCGATGTTCGTGAGCAAGAACCACGCACGAGCATTGGTGAGGTAGTCGTTGACCATGTAACCTTCAGGCAAGCCGCCTGCGGTTGACATAATCGCATTGACGTCATTGTCTGCTGTGCCGGGGCGCAGTTCAGTCTTCGTCAGACGGATAGCGACAGGCTCAAGAGCAGGCGGGATGATCAAGCGACGGCCGCGAGCAAACACCTTGAGGCCAGCCTGATCTTTGAAGTTCGTGCGGATTGCGATCATCGCATTCAGCAGCGTGCTTTCGTTCAGGTCGTTCGTGGTGTAGTTCGAGATCACGCCACCGTCGATCGGGTGCGAGGCCGAAACGAGAGCCACGCCGTCACCACCAACAGCCGCATTGTATGTGGTTGCTGTGTTGAGGACGTTAGCGCCGTAGATTTCCTTGGTCTGAGCGAAAGACATCGTCAGGCCGAGGTTCGACGGAGCGAACTGGCTCTTGTAGAGGTTGTCGTCGATCGCCTTACGAGTGATCGCGTAACCCAAGCCGATTTCGACGTGCTCCTGATTGTAGACAAAACGCTCACCAGCAGCGTTATCAAACGCAGTCTGGCCGCCTTCAGTCTTCAACTGAGCGTAGCCAAGGAAGCGCATCTCAGCGGTGCGTTCCAGAGCCATTTTCGAGTCGTGCTTCGTGAAGATCTTGTCGTATTGCGACGGGATCTGTTCGTACTGACCTTCAACCCCACGGAGGCCGGGGAGGAGAAGGTCTTTAATGGCAGAAAGATTAACAGCCATAGTGCCTTACTCCTTAGATGCCAGTCTGGTTCTTCGTGGTCACGTTATTGAAAGCGACAACAACGTAGTTCGATGTTGCGATTTCAGTACCGTTCGCGCCCGGAGGCGACGTCACGAGAGAAACAATGCGGAAGGGAAGGGTAGCAGTCGTCGGGCCAACATCAGAGAGAGTTGCCGCCGAGATACCCGTGGAAGTGTTGCCCGAGCCAATGGTGTAACCAGCGGTTGCACCAACGTCAGCCTGAACAATGCCACCCGAGATCGAGGACACGGCCTGAACGACGAACTTAGCGTTCGGGTCGTTGCAGACGTAGCCGATGATCGTGCCAGTGGCCGGATCAGTGCCGCCCGGATAGTAGTTGGACCAGACTGTGCGCTTCTGCGAAGTGGACAGATACTGGCAGCCCATGAAGATGCCAGCAATGCCAGCAGCCGCAGTCGTGCCGTCGCCCTGTGTGATTGTGCCGTCGTTGACGGGTTCCACGGGGTCGCCGAAGAAAATGTTCGTCGAGTTGTAAGCAATGGATGCCGCAACCTGTTCATAGGTCGGGGCAGAACCTGTGCCTTGATACTGACGGAAACCGAAAGGCGCATTGGTGTTCGCCATGACGGATCCTCCTTTTTACGGGAAGTCCCAATCATGCCACACCGGGGGCACTAGGAACCGGAAGTAGTGAAGCCTCCACGCCGGGGGAAGCCAAAGCGAACAAATGTCGCTTATGCGGTCATACTACAACCAAACGTGTAAAAAAGTAAAGGGGCGCACGAATGCGCCCCTAATTTGCTTACAGATCCTCAGGGATCGGCATGTCGAAGGACTTCTTGATGTTCGGGCGAACGCGCGGATCGGCGTCGCGAGAAAGCGTGCCTTCCGGTGTGCCTGCAATCTGAGCTTCCTTGATGCGGACCTGCGCACGGGCGCGCTTCAGCTCGATGTTGCGGATTTCGTCCGAGATTTCCTTCGGACGTTCCATCAAGATCATGCCTTTGCGCTCGATCGTGTTGCCCGACCAGTTCTTCGGCATCATGGCCTGATGCGTGCTGTCGCGATTGAGCGGGACTTCTTCCCAGCCGTCGCGAGCAAGCTGAACGGTGTAGGCAGGATCTTCTTGGTTCCAGATCGTGCGGCGCTTCCACTCGTAGGTCCAGCCATCTGGCACCATGCTCGGCGGAATATAGAACTCGTCGGTGCCCTCATCGAGGTCGCCAACGTGTTCACGGAGCTGGGCGGCACGAGCCGCCGCACGGGCGCGGGGATCATCTTCACGCATAGCGGGCCTCATTGATGGACGTTCGACTGTTTCTGCTTTTGTGGCCTTATCAGCCACGGCTTTCTGAAATTTGCTGACCATAAGTCATCTCCGATTAGTTGAGGCGGCCTTCCTTCTGAAGGAGCAGCTTGTTACGGGCATAGTCTTCCTCGGTCATGCCGAGGTCGCGAGCGGTTTCTGCTTCAGCACGGGTCAGACGAACCACGTTCGGGCGCGAGCCCGTTCCAGTGCCTGAGCGAGTGACGGGAGCGGCAGGAGGAGCACGGCGCTGTGTAACCTTTGCTGCGCCTGCCATCGGATCTTCAGCCTCGACGGCAACAGGCTTGCTGATGCGCAGCGTGTCTTCGATCGAAGCAAAATAATCGTCTGTATCGGGCGAATGACCGTCAGCCAAAGCGATGTTATGGGCTGCAACCATTTTTTGAAACAGGCGCTGGTCAGTCGCAAAGTTAGGATTGCGACGGATCCACTGTGCAGAGCGGGGCGAAAGCTTTGATGCCATCTCTTCAACAGGGTCATACTGCGTTTGAACCTGCGGGGCCTCGTACTTGGGCGCAGTTTCCATGTGCTGACGACCACGCTCAAGCTCCATAAGCTTGGCGGAGTTCATGCCCATAGCTTCTTGGATCTCGGCAGCCTTTGTATAGTCACCGACAGCCATAGCCTCGCTGTAATTATACTTCAGGACGTCGTTATTGCGCTTAACCGTGTCGATCGCGTTCTTCACGAGCTGCAAATTGGTGTCTTGCACCTCATTTTTAGCCTCAGCGGCCGCCTGAGCGGCCATTTGAGCCTGCTTTTCAGCCTGAATGCGGGCCTGACGCTCCTGTTCGAGCTTCATTTTGAGGTCATTTATGCCCTCGTCGGCCTCAACTTCATGCTTTTTGTCGTTATTGTCGACTTTTTCGACCTGAATATCGCTTTCAGGGGTCTTTTTCTCGTCAGTAAGCTCGATTTCGAGCTGTTCGTCGTTGTCTGCCATGTGATTTCTCCTCACCAAACCTGATCGGGATGGCTGATGCGGCCACGGATCGACATATCATCAAGCATGCGGCACAGAGTGCCGTTTACAGTGACATTCCAACCGTCGCTGGGACGGAAAACGATCCAGTCGCCTTCCTTAATATCAAGGCCAGAGAACCACTTACCCTCATCATCGACGAAAGCGGACGGGCCTTTCTTCACAATCAGGCCGACCTTGGACTGAAAGCGATCTTCGTCGCGGGTCTTATCCGAAAGGATGATCCCGCTCTTTGTTTTCTCAGGGCGGATGTAGACGGCAACCAGCACCTGCATATTAAAGATCTCGACGCCGCTCAGGTCGCCGACTTCTTTTATCAAATGCTCGCGCGGGTCCGTATCGTGCGCCATAGCGATGTTAGACATTCCCCTCATACTCCTTCAGTTATTGTCGCGGCGCTCAATAATAAGCGACGCCTCGTCACACAGCTCGATCGCCATGCGAAGCCCTTTGATTATTCCAACGTGGTAGCGATATGTCTCAAAATCAACAGTCGAGAGGCCTGTGGAAAGAAGTTCCTTCCGCTCTTCAACCGACTGCTCAATGAGCTTCTTCAGCTCTTTCTCGAATTTCGAGTTGTATGTCAGCACGAGTTTCCCCTCTCATGTCCCCTCATGTGTAAGGGTGACTGGCACGAGGGGAAAGTGCCAGCCACCCTCTTATTCACGGCCTGAGTGCGACCGACCGCGAACTACTTGCGCTTCTGGATCTCAGTCTTCTCAAGACGACCAAGACCAGAGCCAGCGCCCGCATCCATGTCTTTATAAGAACGATAGACGCCGCCGCCAGCCTTACGCTCGCCACGCTTGGCGATGTCAGTCTTTTGCAAACGACCTTCACCAGAACCCGCGCCAGCCGTCATGTCCTTGTAGGACGAAGCGACCTTGCTGATGCGGCCTCCAGCCTTGCGGGGCATAGGAGGTGCGCCAGCAGGCATCGAAGGCATTGGCATCGGCATCGGCATAGGAGCCGGAGCCGGAGCGCCGGGGCCAGCAGCCATCGGCACAGGAATGCCGCCGCCAGCAGGTCCGCCAGCGTCAGGGCCGCCAGCAGGAGGCATCATGCCCGGCTGCTGAGGCTTCTGGCCTGCGGAGATGACGATGTTGATGTTCGTCTTGCCCTTGGCCTTGCCGCCCTTGGCGTAGCCTGTCGGCTTTCCGTCACCCATGTTCGGAGCCATAGCAGGCAATTGCATGCCAGACTGTGCCGCCGGAGGGATCATCTGAGGGGCGTTGCCGCCCATCGCGCCGCCGTAAAACTTGCCGACGCGCTTGACCTTGCCGCCGCTCTTCTTCTTGTCTTTGCCTTCGTCGTCATCGTTAAAGGCACCGAGAGCCATAGGAATGAGGCCGCCGAGCATGCCGCCGATGTTCTTACCCTTACGGGCTTCTGGCTTCACCATTTTCTTGATGAGAGCCTTGTCCATCGCCTCGTCAGAGTGCTTGGCTTTTCCGCCGCGCTTAAGATCCATTGTGCCATGTTCGCGGTTGAATGCACCACGACGACGGGCCTCTGCTTCAGCAATGTTATGGCTGACGCTGTCATCACCGAGGTCATCACGGCGCTTTGCCATCAGATAGTCGTCCATCGAATAATTGTTGGACGCGCCACCTTCTTGCTTACCCTTACGAGCCGACGGCTTCACCATTTTCTTGATGAGGGCTTTGTCCATTGCCTCGTCTTCGTGCTTGGCAGCGCCGCCCTTTTTATAAGGCGAGCCGGAAGCGCCGACGCCGAAGTTGAAGAACTTGTCCTTCACCACGCCCATGCGCGGGTCGGGGCCAGTGCCGCCGCCAGCGGCGTAGTTCTGAGCCTTGCCGCGTGTCGGCTTGGAAGCAGCATCGCCCTTCTTCTCGATGGCAATCTGCTCTTTGGTCGTCACTGCGGGCTTGCTCTTGTAGTTCTCGGCGGGGCCGTAGTTGACCTGACCGCCAGCCTTGCGGGCCTTGGTCGTGCCACCCTTCTTGTAGCCACGGGTCTTGAACGCCTCTGCGGCGGCGGCATCACGATCGGCTGCGGCGCTGTCGGCGGCAGACTGGTTCATGATCTGCTGCATCTGACGAGCCTGAGCAGGCGTCACGTCGCTGGCCGGAACCTGAGCGGAGCCCTTGCGGCTGCGCATGACCATTGTGTTGGTCGGGGCGGGCGTCGTGTCCGTGGCAATGATTTCTTCAATCGTGCGGGGACCGCCAGCCTGCTTAGGCTTGCGCATAGCAGCGCCGCCCTTCTTCATGCCGCCCATCGTAGCGCCCATAGCCTTTTTGATGGTGTCAGCGGGCATGCCGCCAATGGCGTGACCAGCGCGGCCGCCACGCTTCAGGCCGCCAACGTGCTTGATGCCTTCGCGGCTCTGGTTGGCTTCCTTCTGGTTGCGGTTCATCTTGGCGATGGCAATGTCCTTGGCTTCCTTCTTGTCGTTGTTTTCGACAAGGCGGCCACCGGACTTGCGGGCCTTGCGGCCAGCGTGCTTGACGCTCGGCTCGCCCGTGACCTTGCCGCCCTTCTTAAAGGCGCGACGGCTGACGGGGCGCATGCCCGTCTTCACTTCCGCATTCAGCGGCTCGGCAGGCGTCCAGTTTGAACTATCAGTTTTCACATCCTTCTCTGTGGAAAGGCGCTTGGCCTTCTCACGGAGGGCCGCACGGGCCTTTTTTGACATCTCGCTCATTGCCAGCTCCTAGCTAGGTTTTTTCGGGCGTCCCCGTTGCCTTCCGGCTGGCGCAAATATACACTCAATTCGTAAGTTTTAGAAATGGAGATCGAAATGGATACCGAAGACCAAGCGCACGGGCTGCGCGACGACATCCTCGACCAAGTGCTGGCTCTTTACTATCGCATCCAAGCGGCAGAAGGATGGGCCGAGCCGCCGCGAGACGTGGAAGAAATCATGGATGAAATCTTCCGTCTCGTGACGCTCGGTCTTGGCATCAAGGAATAAGACCGCGCTTCTTTAAATCAAGGAAGGTGCTGATGCGATCGACAACTTCCGGTGTCATGAATGTTGTCGGCTGATGCATGCGATAAGTATATGCAAGCTGTGAAGGGTTCTCATACTTCTTCGCATCAATAGCCATCATCTTGTCGATCCATTCTTTGTTCATGACATTAAACGGAATGTCATACTCAAAGCCGCCAACATAACCGGGGCCTTCACCGCCAAGCTGCACCTTGTATGTTTTGTGCGGCACTGCGGGTTCTTTGATTACACGGCCAGAAGGATCAAGCTTCGCGATGGAATGGCCTGCGCTATAATCTTCTGCGTGCAACAAAGCAGGATCAGTGATTGCAAAACGCGCTGCGCCAACGTCTGGCATGCCAGCCTTTTGGAACTGGCCCTGCCCCATAAGCTCAGCCATTTTTGTGCGCGACTTAGCAGGGCCTTCGCCATACAAATAATCAACCAAAGCTTTGCTCTTGAGGCCCGGCCAATCGCTGTAAGCGGCCCACTTATTTGCAGTGTTCTCGCGCATCTGGCGATCAAATTCTGCAATAGTTGCTTTATCAACTTTAGCTGATGGCAGAAGCTCGCGCAGCGTGTCAGTCATGTGATGCGAGTAATCGCCGGAGCGGTTGCCCATTGTGACGAAAGACAAATGCGGATCATATCCAGCTTCAGCAGCGGCGCGCGTCTTACTAGCAAGCCCAGCGACAACGCCGGGGTCAGAAGCCCACACAGCTTTGTCCGGCCCCTTTGCAGCAGGACCAAACATGAACGAGTTGCCAGCCTGCATTTCAACAGGATTGGCAAGTTTCGTTTCGTTAACGGCAGTCAGCAAAGAATTACCAGCGGTGCGGTCACCAAGTGCTGGGATCAAAGCAGCGCGCTCAAGCTCATATGGCTCTATAAACTTACGCTCACCAGCGGGGCCAGTGATCACATGCTCAGCATGCATTTCCCCAAGGGGGCGAGACAGGACGGTGTTAGAGATTGAATGCCACTTGCGAGGGTCTTTTTCACGACCACCTTGCGGGACAAAGAAGCCATGCTCACCAGCTTGAGACACTACGCGCGAACTAGCAGGACGTTCGGCGCGGATCATCTGCAAAACCTGATTGACCATTTTGTTTTTTGCGGCAGCCTCAGCATCTACCGGCGACATCACAGCGGCAGCAGTTCCAACGCCAGCAGCCTTCGGTGCATATTCGCGTGCAATCTCAAGCGCACGGCGTCCGGCTTCAGCGATTGGCTTACGGCCATAAAACGCAGCAGGCAGTGCCGCATTGATACCAGCGCCAAGATAGTCACCTTCTTTGAGGCTCTGAGTAAAGTCAGCGGCCTGCAACGGAATGCCAGTCACCATTGGCAAGTCAGCAACACCAAAGCCAAGCGTGCCGCTGTCAGGCAGGCCCTTTGAGCCGACGAGTGCATCAGCAGCACGGCGGCGCAGTTCTGTCGTGTAAGACGTGTTGGGGGCGTCGCCCGCAATCATTCCGCCGATCACGTCGCGCGCACCAAGTTCGAGCGGGCGCATAGTTGCTTCGCCTTCGCGAACAGGGTTCTCACGGAAGCGGCGCACGGCGTTCGCCCAGTTCTCACCCATGACGGCAGGATCCATAGGCGGCTTGTCTTCAAAACTCCCAAGCGTGTCGAGCGCCGCACGAGTGCGTTGGCGTTGTGTGCCGACTTCCTCGCCATCAGCGTGATGCTCGCGCACGACGCGAAGCGCGTCATCAACTTCGCCGCCGTGCTCGCGCTTCATGCGCGACGCCATCTTGGCATCAGCCCACGCGCGCAGGTCGCCAAGCGTCCACTGTGCGTAAGGCTTTCCGTTGAACATGATGTTTGCATTTGGCCCGACGCTCTGGGGAAAAACGTCGGCCACGCGCGCGTCCTGCGGCAGCGTGTTGGCCTTCACAGCGCCCTGAGCGCCTTGGAACCAGCCAAGATATGCGTTGCCCGGCGTCGCGGGAATGCCAGCCTTGTTGAGCGTCGGCAGGATCTCTTGATTGAGGTGATAGTCTGCGGCCTGCTGCTGAAGTGCGGCAGTGTCCTTGCCCTTCTTTAGTGCGACCAGCTCGGCGTCGCTCATGCGGCCGTAAAGCTCAGGGTTCATGCGGCGAAGCGTGTTCGCCCATGTGCTGTCGATGAAACCAAACAGTCCGCCAGCAGACGACGTCTTGCTCTGCGCGTTCGGGTCGTCAGAGCTTTCCTGACCACGGATGGCAGCAAGCAGAGGCGTGCCGCCAGTCATGCCGCCACCGATCGGCGCATATGAAGTCACACCGTCAGGCAGGCCAGCGGTGCGACGCGCGTCTTCGGCAGCCTTTTCCTGACGCATGCGCTCGGCGTCGGCGCGGAAGAAGTCACGCGCCTCGTTCGGGTCACCCCAGTTGATCTTATTCTCGTCTCCGACCAGTTTCTCGCCTGTGGACTGATAGACGGGGCCGCCGTCAGCGAAGCGAAACTCTTTGCCACCCATGACGGAGAGGCCGCCCATAGGCGGACGCGAGACGTTGATGTAGCTCTGTCCGTCTTGGTTGCCGCGAGACAAGCCGACGCCGTAGCCACGCTTGTCACCCTGCTGCATCATTTGCGCAGACAAGTTTGCGCCAAGGATCTCCTTGGCAAGCGACAGCGTGTCGCTCGAATATTTTGACGGAACATCAACCGGACGGGACGAGCTATAGTTGACGCGGAAGCCCTCTGGCAGCGCCGCGCTGGCTTGATAGCCGACGATTGGCTTTTCGTAGTCCTTCACACCGACAAGCAACGGACCAGCCGACACACGGCCAACGTCGAGTGTTGGCGCGAATGCGGCCGTGGTAAGTTCACCAAGCTCGCGCTTGCCCTCACCACCTGCGGAGATGCCTGCATCTTGCGGCAGCATGGGGCGACGCACGCCCTCGAATATCTGACGCGGATCCCACTTGGGGTCCGCCATGCGCTCAGGGCTGACGAACTGGATGTCGTCCAAGCTCACTTCGCCCTTCACGCGCTCGCCGTTGGAGTGGTGCTCGCGCACTTCGCCGCCATGCGAGAACATCTGATCTGTAAAGTGTTTGAAAAGAGCGTCGCGAGTGATGGGAACATTCCCATAGTACTCTTCAGATGGCTTATAGAATTGGACGTTCCCAATACCCAAACCTTCAAGATGCTTTGCAGTTTCTGAAGCGCCTTCAGGGACAAGAGCGCCAGCAAAATCTTCGCCTTTAACGGAACGCTGAGGCTTCCCCTCGAAATATTCAGTCGGCATTGTGCGCAGGCGGGTCAGATAGTCGCCAAATTCGTTTGCGGTATCAGGCGCAACATTCCAGCGATTAACAAGCCACTCCGGCCCCTTCTCGGCAATTTCAGCAGCATTTTTTGCGCTGAAATTACGATTGAAAGCATTGCTGCGAATTTCACGCATAAGGCGAGAGTATTCTTCTGAGGCGTTTTGAGACGGCCACGCAAACTCATTCATGTTGACTAGCCTGTCACGCGCACCCAAAACGTCATCAACGTTTTTGAACTCTGGAGTAATAAGCGCGCGCAAATAACCAGCACCACTTGTGCCCGTTTCGCCGCCGCGAATGCCATTCATGCGCAACCATTCTGTATACAGATCAAGCGGAGACTTACCCTCTTGAGATGCAACATCTCCCAATGACTTGCGATGTCCGCGACCAAGTCGTGGAGTGTAAGCGTCATTTGGGAAAATTGGGTTAGCTTCAGACGGGACAGCAAAAACTTCAGGCTTTCCAACAAGCTTTACGCTACCAAAACGGTCTGCCCCATGTTCAGGCTTAAAAATTCCCATGCTAGGCGCAGGCAGGCCACCGATAGTGCTGTAAAATTCAACAGCAGAAGGAGACGCATTGTGTGTCACGATCATGCGCTCAGCTTCAGGCAACGCACGGCCAGCGGCAAACTTAGCGCGAACAGCCTCAAGCGCCTTGTCGACAACCTTCTTGCCACCAGCATGATGCTCACGTTCAACTTCGCCGCCACGGTTCTCAGTCAGGCGCGGGATCTCAGGGTCAAACGTGCCGAGGTTGCCCGTGGCTGACTTGAGCTGGCGCTCGGGATCGTAGACAGCAAGGTTTTTGTTTTTTCCTTCACGCACAAAATATGCATCGTGCCCAAGCTGTTTAAGTGCGTCTTGAATAGGTGTTGCCTCAATAGTTTCCCAAGAACCTTTGGCAATGTCAGGGATAGGGCTACGCAAATACGGATCAGTTTTAAAACGCTCTCGCATCAAACGATCAAGCGCCTCGATGTGCTTAGGGTTTTCGTAGTCAAACGGGTTTTCTGCGCGCACATGCATTGGCATTACATTTTGCGCAAAATCTGTGTCTTGAATTGGCCTCCATTTATTAGAGGCCTCATCAAAAACATGTTCAACTGTTTCATTTTGCGCAAATGTATTGGCAAACTCTGGGTTGGTAGTCAGAAATGTTGGACGATTTTCCGTAAACTCTGAAACCTCGCGCGGGGTTCCATGATACCACGTCGGCTCAGCAATCTGTGCAGGCGTGCCAGATTGCCACCTTGCAAGATTGGCCGCACGCTCAGCCGGATCAGCGACGTGCTTTGCAGCGCGGGCTTCCATAGCGGCCTGAAGAGCCTTCTCTACCAGCTTCTCTCCGGCCATCTTCCTACTCCTGCGTCAGCGGCTGCTCGTTTGCCTCAAGTCGCTTGATCATATCAGGGTCGAGGAAATTCTGCACGATTGGAATGCCCGCAGGGTTCTGCGCCATTTCTTCGGCAAGCTTCACGGCAGCCAGACGCTCGCGGCTCTCGCGGTCGCGCTTGCGATTAAGCGCATCGACCATTGCCTCCTGCTGCTTGAGCTGCATCTCGTTCTGCTTGACCTGAAGCTCCTGCATCTTGAGCTGGTCGAGGAACGTCGGGCCTTGGTCAGGCGCACCGCCCTGCACTTCCTGCAACTTGGCGGCAGCCTCCTGCGCCTTGATTTGCACCATCGCAGTCTTGGCATCAGCCTCCTGCTTCTTGATGCCAACCATCGCCTGAGCATATTGCACTTCCGGCGGCGGCTTCTGCTGAAGCGACGACGGCGGCACGAGGAACTGCTGCGGGTTCGACCAGCCCATAGCCTGCAAGGCTGCGGTGTCGATCGCGATCGGGTCGTACATCGACGGGTTCGCCTGCTGAAGCTGTTTGAGGCCCACGATCTTCATCATGCGCTGCGCATGCGACGCCGTGTTCGGATCCGCCTGCGGGACGAGGTCGCAGTCCTGCAACGCCTGCAAGAACGTCTGCTCGTCCCACGGGAGTGCGGGCGCGTTGTTACGCTGCCAGAAGCTCTCAGGGTTTTCTTTGAAGCAGTCGCGCAGAAGCTTGAACTCTTCGGCCTGCGACGCATGCATGCGCTTGTGAACCGAGTTCATGACCTTGGTGGCCTGATCGATCATCGCCAGCGTCGTGCCGACAGGCGCATCAGCGCGCCCCTCGCCGACCTGCTGCTCTGACGTGCCGCCAATGCGCATGCCCGTCTCGGCCATGTTGTTGACGAGGTTCATCAGCGCCTGACCGGGCTCCTTGTAGGGCAGCGGCATCACGGCCTGATTGATGGGCTGGCCGCCCGTCTTGATCAGCGCGCCACCACCGGGCGGTACGCGGAAGATGTTTGTGTTCTGGCGGCCGCCCGCGTCGCTGTACAAGAAGCCGGGGAAGTTGGCGTACATGCCCGCGTCGAGCATCTCGCGCCACGCGGCCGTGATGGCGTTTGTGGTGTTGCCGAGGATGTGCAGCAGGCCGATGTCGTAGAAGCCGAGACCCGGCACAAACGTGTACTTGACGAACGTGACGCGCGCCTCTGGCAGTTCGGCGCTGTCTTCGTCGTAGTTGCGCACGATCGACAGGACTTCCTTCGAGGAGACGTCGATGGTCACGCGGTACGGCACTTCGAGGCCGGACGGCTTGCCCTTCCACTTGTGCTCGAAGCCGGGAATGTCCAGCTCGCAATAGACTTCGTAAATTTCGCGGTCGCGGTCCTGCGGGCGGAAGGAGCTGGGCGAAATGCCCTGCTGTGCCTTCTCTTCGCGCTGTGCAGCGTCCAGAGACGGATCCTGCGGCGTCGGCAGGTCGGTGTCTTTGTAGACGCCGAGGATCTGCAAGCGGCGCACCGTCGAGCCCCTCATGTAGCTGCGGTGCGTGACGCGCTTGGCATTCTTCAGGTCGGTCGCCGCATTGTTGACGATCAGGTCGTCGGCATCGACAGTCTCGCTGACCGGACGGTTGCGCAGCGGGCAGTAGTAGACCTTCTTGAACGACGTGCCGCCGAAGCCCAGCATCAGCAGCATGCGGTCGGTGTCGGGATAATACTCGGCCGCCGTCGAGGTCAGGTAGTGGTTGAAGTCACGCTGAAGCGCGTTGGCGCTCTGGTCCTGCTTCAGGTCCGCGTTGTTGTTGTCGTTGCGGATCTTCACAGGCCCGTCAGTCGGCAGCAGCTCGGAGCGGGCGTTGGCCTGAAAGCGCAGCACGGCTTCAAGCAGCAGCGGGTGGCGAACCTTGCTCATGCCCTCGACAGGAGCGCCGTCGGCTGAGCCTCCGACGCCGGGGATGTCGATCTTCAGGCCAAGAAGCTTGATGCCCTGTGCGCGGGCCTCGACCCAGTCCTTGCGGCTCTCGATGTCGTCATCGATGCCCGTCATCAGGTCGTTGGCGATCGACCCCAGCACGTTGCTGTCGATGTCGTCCACGAGGTTGGCGAACCAGCCGCCCTTGGCCTTGCGCTCGCCACGCTCGATCGGCTGGCCGTCGAGGCTGACCGTGACCGAGCCGTCGTCGTGCTCGATGCGCAGGATGTTTCCCTCGCCGTCAATGTCCGGCACGTCGCTGCCCGCCTCGATGATCACCTCGGTGTCGTTGGCGGGAATGGTCGGGTCAGGCAGACCCGGCAGGCGAATGTTCGGATTTACGAGGCCGGGTTGCGGCATGGATCAGCCCTCAGACAACAGAAGCGAGATCTCCGCGTCAAATCGACGGAGGCCTTCTTGAGCTGCCAAGGTATCAGATTTGGCTTCGATGGTATAGACGCGGACGTAGTCGTGGGGCTGGCGGCCCCAAACCTCCACGCGGAAGACGCCAAGGCCACGTTCGGTCGGCTCGCGCTCGACGTCCACGATTGCATTCGCCAGTATCATTTTCGGTTCCTCAGATCGGGTAAAGCGGCGCAGGCCTGCTGCCCACATGACGGCGGCCCGCGTCGATCTCAGCCATACGCTCAGGCGCACGCACGAGCAAGTTGCGCTCGCGCATGAAACGCAGCGCCATGCTGACCGTGTCGACCAAGTCGTCGTGTTTGCCCTTTGGGAAGACCTCGCACTGCTTGATGACGAGGTCTGACCAGTGGCGGTCGGGGGCGTAGATCACGCCCTCGCTGAACAGGTGCTGGACGCTGTACAGGCGCGACAGCTTGTCGATCGAGCCGGGGTTGATCAGCGTCACGCCAAACTCTTCGCCCGTCATCAGGCGGCGCAACTCTTGGCCGACGCTGATGCCTGCGGCCTTGTTCTCGACCAGCAGCGTGTCGACCTTCATAAGCTTGCAGGTCGAGATGACCTTGTCCACGAGGTCGGGCATTTCGAGGCGTTCCTGCCAAGCACCCATGAGCAGCACGCGCGGCACGCTCTCGGGGTTAACGTCGAGCAGGTCGCGGATCTTCACGCCCTCGTCAAAGGCGGCGTTCTGGTCGGCGATGCTGCGCCGTGAGCCACGCTCGTTGCGGCTGACGTAATTGTTCTGCGTGATCGAGCTGATGTCGGACGTGAAGATGCCCCAGACGGTCAGCGCGCTGAAGTCGTTCTCCTGCTTGGTCGTATAGGCCGTGTCGAGCGACGCCACGATGTAGTCGCAGGGCGGGAAACCCTCGTTCTCCCACAGCACCCACCAAGCGGGCTTGATCACGCCGCCACCGCGTGGCGTCGGCTCCTGCTGGAACTGTCCGGCCGTGGCGTAAGGCCCCATCACGCGCTTGTCGCGCTCGACGACTTCGGGCGGGAAACGCTCGGGGAACAGCAGCTCGCCTTCCTCCTCACGCGGGTCGGCGAGGCCGAGCATGGTCGTGTGCTCTCGCTCCTGATCGTATTCCATCGGCAGCATGATGTGGTCGTAGCCAAGCTGGCCGTCGAGGATCGTGCCGCTGACGTCGGCCTCGTGCAGGCGCTGCATGACGACGACGATCGCCGACCGATCGGGATTGTTGAGACGTGTCGGCACGGCCTCCTTGAACCACTGCACCGTGCTCTCGCGCATGGCGTCGGAGTTCGCGCCGTCGACGCTGTGCGGGTCGTCGATGATCACGCGATCGCCACGCGCGCCAGTGATCGAGCCTGCGGCCGCAGCCTGACGGAAGCCTGTGGCCGTGTTCTCGAACTTGGTCTTCTGGTTCTGGTCGCCCGTGAGCTGCACGCGATCGCCCCAGCGTTCCTGATACCACTCGGACGTGATCAGGCGGCGCATGCGCAGGCCGTCGCGAATGGCGAGGTCGAGCGAGTGCGACGCGCAGACGAAGCGGTGGTGCGGCAGGTTCTGCGGTCCCCACTCCCACGCGGGCCAGAAGACGCCGACGAGCAGCGACTTCATTGTGCCCGGCGGCACGTTGATCAGCAGGCGGTTGTATGGCGTGCCGTCGTCAAGCACCTCGCCGCGTGTAATGGCCTCGAGATGCTCGCAGATGAAGTCGATGTGCCAGCCGTGAATGTATGGCTGGCCCGGCTCGATGATGTGCCACGCCTGCTTGACGAACGACGCAAGGCTTTCCTCACACTCGGCGCGCAGGATCTCCATCAACTGACGATCGATGTCGAGGATCTGGCCTTCGTATGTGAGGACGTGTTGCGTCATCAATCCCATTCCTGATAGATCGACGGCCTCGAGGGGCATGGCATCCAATACTTCAACGCGGCATTTGGCTGCCACGCGCCGTCCATCGTGATCCAATTATATCCTTCGCCATTCGGTATGCGGACCCACTTAACTTGGTCGATGCGAATACCGTCTTCATCAGTGACGAGGATGAAATGATCCTTCGGCGCAGTCTCAATCGGATGCCATGTGCCTGCGCGCGGCGACACTCCAAAGATGTGCGCAATATCTTCTTCACTCATCGATGCGTCACTCATGCTGCTCTCCCTCATCATCAAGTATCTCAGGCAAGTGGCTGGCGATGTACTCGGCGTATTTGCGCAGCTTGTGCGAGTTCACGATCAGCTCAAGCAGGTGCATGACCTTGTCGGTGTCGGGGTCGTCATCGACGTCCTCAACGAACGTCTCGATCTCGCCGTCGGCGTGCTGCGTGACGTGGATCGTGTACGTCACGCACTGTCGATCGCTCTGCGACTTACGCCATGCGTAAAGGTCAACGATGTTACTCATGCGTCGGATCCTTCGGGCGGCCGTAAGTTATGTTGGCGTCGGCGCGCACGTCCTGATTGCGCCAGCACCAGATTTGTTTGTTCTGCTGAAAGACGACCCACACGAGGTCGTGCTCGGGGCCGTAGTCGATCAGGAAGTGCGCGAGGCCTTTGCCCTGCGGCGACGACATCGGCAGCGGTGGATTGAGCTGGTGGATCATTGCTCGTACTCCTCGCAGTCGCCAAAATCATCTTCCTTGAGGATCACAAAGATCGGCGTGTCCTTTCCAGCGTAAGCGCCGACGACGTTGTATTCCATCCACTCGACGGCGTCTTCGATCGACATACCGTCGCGCTCCATCAGGACGTCGACGCACTTGTAGTAGTCGTACACCATGACCTCGACGTTGAACTGACGTCCAACGCCGATCACTGCTTCTTCAAAACCGTCTGCCAATAACATATCAATCTCCATCAACCATACGTTTGGCCGCGAACAGCGCCTGCTTCAGCGCCTCGCGTGCTTCGGGTTCCAACTGACGCGCGTCGATCGTCGAGGCCTTCACTTGGATTGGACCGCCGCCCTCGCCAGTCAGCTCGGTGCGCGTGCGGTCGCCATAAAGACGCGGCGCGATCTTCATGACGCGCCACTGATAGTGGTTCAGCTTCACGCGCGACGAGTTGACGTTTGCTTCCGTCGTCGCGTCGGCCATCGCCTTCAGGTGAGCCATTTCGAAGTCGGCCAACGCCTCGCGCGCGAGCGCGTATTGTGTTTCGAAAACAGGGTTTTCGCGTAACCAACGATACACGCTCGCGCGGCTTGGCATCTCGTCCTTGCTGCAAATATCGACAAGATCGCGGCCGTTAATCATCTCTTCGCAGATATAATCGGCGATCTCTTGCGTGAACTTGGACGGCCGACCAATTGAGCGTTTTGGTTTGGCTGTCTCAATTTCAATATCGTTTTTTTTCGGCTTCATAAATACCTCGAAAACCTTGCAAAAAGCTCTGGAATGTTGCGCATCTTTTCTTTAGTTGCGGGAGAAACTTGCCCATTGCGAAGGGCGCTGCTTAAAAAAAGCATGGAGCGCATTTTCTTATCGTCGCGCATTGCGGCGACGCGGCGACCATTTTCTCGGCGAACTTCAATTGAACAGTATGGCTCATCGCCACCTTCAGCAACATTTAAGAGGCGGAACCCCTCATCTTTCGCTGTAGAAATGGCAAACATTTCAGCGTCTTTCCAGTACTCAGGAGCGATTTCAATCAGCACCTTGCAAACTGGCTTCTTCTGCTGGTCTACCAAACTTTTGATCCAGCTATACAATGGAGTTTTGCGACGCCGACTGTCGCGCATATGGGAAGCCAAACGCTTTTGAGAGCATTTAGCTTTCCCAATGTATCGCAGCTCATCCGTGTCAGGATGAAACAGCCCATAGATCTGGATCAGATCTGCATGCATCAGGCGAAGTCTTCCTCGTCGCTCTTGCTTGAGACGCTTTTGATTGCTGCGCGGCCGAGCGGTGTGTCGGCGAGCATTCCAAGCGCATCCATGTAGGTGGCGATGAGTTGCTGCTCTTCAAGGCGTTTGGCTGCATCCATCTTGCGGAGGCTGACAACCTTCTTGATGATCTTCGGGTCGAAGCCGTTGCCCTTGGCTTCCTTATAGACTTCCTTGATGTCTTCAGCGATTTGGCTCTTCTCATCTTCGAGACGCTCGATGCGCTGCACGATGCTGCTAATTTGATTATTGCTCATAATTTCCCCTCATGATCGGTTACGGGCAAATCGCCCGTGTAATTTCTCGCCTAATTTCGAGACACCGTCAAGTCGGGCAGGTGCGGACAAGCTGTCGATAATTATTTTTGACCCTGTGGATAACTCGATTTGACAAGCGAACTGAGTTCGTCTACAACTTATCTCACGGTCTGATTTGGACCGTCATCTTATGGAGATTAAAATGCATTACGGCACAGAAACTGGCTCTCTCGTCAACCACATCCTCGCCAGCAGCTCGAACCGCAACCCCGTCATTGGCGAGGGCGCGACGGTCCTGCACTGGTCCGACCGCACCGCCTGCACGGTGACTGGCTGGGACATCCAGAAGCAGATCGTCGAGCTGCGCGAAGACCTCGCCACCTGCATCGACTACGACCTTCAGACCTACGAATACGAGCCCTCGCAGTTCAAAGCCAGCTACTGGTTCAAGCGCGAGAAGAATGGCAAGTGGGTTCAGGTGTTCCTGAACCGCGTCACGGGCCGCTGGATCAAGTCCAAGGGCATGGGCCTGATTGTCGGCCGCCGCGACACCTACCGCGACCGCAGCTTCTAAAAATCGGCGGGGGCTACGGCCCCCACCACCCCAACCCCAACCCTATGGAGACTGACATGGACAACTGCACAATCACTTTTGACGACCTCGAAGTTCACACGATGGCTGGCATTTGCCTCGCCACAGGCTCGATCAAGGTCGAGTACATCATGCGCCCTGCGGAGCCCGACGTGGGCATCATGAGCCGCTGGCCGGAGATCATGGGCTACGCTGACCTCGACGCAGTCTTCGTGCTGATCGACGACGACGGCGAAGAGATCATGCGCATGACCTGCGACGACGCCATGCTGGCAGACATCCTCGACGCATATGGCGAAGAAGATATTTTGGAAAAAATTCGCGAAAGCATTTGACAAACGAACTCAGTTCATGCGAAAAGAGTTCACCGCTGATTTGCGGCAACCTTATGGAGATCGATATGACTAATACCATCGCAGCCGTTGAAGTTTATCTCGCAGCCAAGGCACAGGCAGAGCAGGCCGAGGCCATCCTCAACCAAGCCAAGAAGGACGTCATCGCCATCGTCGGCGGCTACGGCTTCATCGAAGGCGAGACGGCCGACCTCGACATCGGCGTGCAGGCTCGCAAGTCCATCAACGAGAAGGCGCTGCTCGACCTCGGCCTGACACAGGAACAGATCAACGCCTGCAAGATTGAGGGCGCAGCCTACCCAGTGGTCCGCATCAAGGCCAAGAAGCTCAAGGCGGCCGCGTAAGCGGCCCCTCACACCCTATGGAGATCGACATGACCAAGCTGATCATTGCATTCCAAAAGAACCCCACCCTCTTCGCCCGCAAGAACCTTGAGAGCTATTTGAACCGCCACCCTATGGCGGTCTGCATGGCCTCCGACGTCGAGCTGCGCTTCCTGCGCCAGCACGGGTTCATCTGACATGGACACCCTCGTGCTCGTCAAAGTCGACGACGACCTGTGGGAGCTGACTTATCGCGGCAACCTCATGGGCTGGATCCGAAAGGTCCAGCCCGAAGGGCGGCGGGTCGAAGTCTACCAAGCCGAAACCCCGCGTGGCGAAATCCGCCACGCCTACTCCCTGAACCAAGCGCGCGACGCTCTTGCTGAACTTTACCACTGAAGGAGAACCAAAATGGAAGACCAATCAGAAGACGACTTCAAGGCACTCATTCGACTGATCGACATTGACGGCGACATGCTTTCAATCGCCTCCCCTTGGGACGACCACGAATTGATGATGCGAATTGAAAATGACGGGGTAACCACAGGCTTCATCATTAACTTGCCGACTGCCTTAGCCATAATGAGCGTCCTCCTGCCACTGATCCAAGGCGCAAAGCTCAAAAAAGCTTGGGACGAGTTTATGAACCCTGAGAAAGACTTCTTCTGATGACCCCCGAAGAACTGGCGGAGGCCGCGCACACGCTCGGCCTCACCAACAGCGACCTCGCCCTGATCATGGGAAACACCCTGCGCGCCGTCCAATACTGGCAGAACGGCCGCAGCCCCATACCCCAGACGGTCGCCATCATCCTCAACGCCATGCTGGCGGGTCAAATCGACCTTGACTGGCTGACCGACGAGGTCTCGCGACAACTGCAACAGCAAACGGGATAGCCTGCCGACGCAATAGAGGGGCACAGGCGGGCTTTTGAGGGGTGGCGGCTACTAGGGTAGCTGCCACCCCTCTCTTTTGGCCTCAGCGGTCAAATTTGAAGGCTTAGCGTCGATCCTAGAAGGGTATTTCGTCGTCGATCGGCGCAAACGCCTCGATGCCACGCAGGGGGTCACGCTCAGGGCCACGGGTCTGGGTCACCTCGGATCCTGCGAACATTGCCTTGGCCTTCACGACCTCGGGGAATGCCTCGATGATGCGGGCGATCTCTGCCAGCGTGTAGACCTGCGAGGAACGATCGCTGCGCTGTGCCTCGAACAGCGAGGCATCTGCCCAGTCGCGCAGAATGGCAACCGCCCTGCCATTGCTCAGGGCAACCTCCCAGACCTCCGGCGCAGCCTGCCCCTTGCCCGCTGCCATCGCAGCACGATCCAATGCACGCCATGCGGCTGCCATCCGGCGGCTCTCCTGCCGGACATCCTCCAGCTCTCCGCACCAGATTGCCTGTGAGAACTTGTAACGCTGTCGGTCGAACTTCTCGCGAAGCTCCTTGTCGACCAGCAGGCGCAAACGGTCCACGCCCCACTTGCGCTCCATCTCGACCGCGACGAGGTCGACCTCCGTCACCTCCTCCTGTCCAGCGATAAACAGACCGGGGCTGCGCTGCCACGGGGGCACTGCCGGATAGGTGATTTCTTTGTGCTGATCTTTCGATTTTGATTTAGCCATTTTGATTTCCATTTCTGACTGACTGACAAGAGTGCTACGGGGTGGCGGCGGAGGTCCGCCACCCTATACGTAGTATAGGGGTAATAGTTCCGCATACCTCCGCTAATGATTTCAATAAGTTAGGTTCTGACCTCCGCAAGTTCCGCTTATACTTCCGCCCAATGATTTCAATGACTTAGGAAGTGACCTCCGCAGACCTCCGCAAGCGAAGGAAGTCACTTTCGGTAGGGTGGATGTCCCACCGCTCGTAGATATATGGCTCTCGATCGAGCGCAAAGACGACTGCCTTTGGGATCCATTTTCTGGCCCCTATGCGTGCCTTCCAGCGGCGCTTGGAGACTTGCTTGCGCATGGTCATCAGCCTCGCTTTGGTGAGACTTCAAAGCCGATCGGGGAGCCGTCCCAGTGGAGACCGTCGAAGGCGACGCTACGCTTCTTGATAGGCTGCCACGCCGTGGGTTGAGCAGGCTCGATCATACGCATAGCCTTGGCCTCTTCAGCCGTGTGAGCAATGCCAACCGTCGGGTAGCCAGCGAACTTGCGGGCAGCCTCGTTGTAGCGGTCAAGGAAGCTCGGGTTCACGAAGCTGTCGATCAGGCTGCCGTCGTCATAGACGCGGATGTCCATCATCTCGCCCGTATACAGGGACGGCCCGCGCAGGACCATGTAGGGCTCGAACGGGATCACCTTAATTGGCATCAGAATGTCCGCACGCACGACTGCTGGCGCAGCCACGATCGATAGGGCTGCGGTAAGAAATTTACGGCGGTTCATGTCATCTCCGGCGGCTCAGGGAGGGGCATCCAATGGGTGGGATACACGTCCCACTCACCATCGTACCAGCCGGACTGTATGACATCGTAGTGGGCCAGCGCCATGCACGGCCAGTTACTTTCCCACCAAAATACGATGACTTCTGTGCCGTCTTTAGGAGCATCATGTATCAGGTTCCAATCACTCATTACTGCCTCCCCTTGCGTCTACGACCTTCAGGTCTGCGGTTGACGGTGTGCGAATGGACATGCTGACCTTTCGCATCATCGTGAAAGTAAGTTCCTTGGCCGTCTGGTCCGAGATCATGTCCGAGACGCGCACCAGATAGCAGAAGGCTATGGCGCGCTGCGCGACGAAATCTTCAAAGGCCGTCGGGTCAAGGTCGTTCAAGTCCAACATGGTCGCGCCATCATCAATGCCATCGTCGTCATCAGACATCACGACCCCCTTTGCTGGCGATAGAAGGCGTGGTGCCTGTCATCGCGTAGGACTTTGACTTCGGCCTCCAGCCTGTCCAACTCCTTGGCTAGGCCAATCAGCTCTTCAGCCATGCAGAACTCGGTAGCCATACCGCCCCGCGTTATACGGAACTCGGCAACCAGCTCCTCGATGAGCTGTTCTTCAGGATGCATACCTTTCACGAATACTGTTCCTCTAACTGTCTCATGCTGATGTGACGGTACTGCAATATGTGCCCCGCTTGGATTTGCAGCTCATAGATGCCGTAGGACCAGCCTGTCGTGGCCGTGCCCGCATATTTGGCGACGTATCCGTCCGGCATGGACGACCCGAGGTTGAGCACCTCGATCGAGTTATTGATGCCGATCTTTGGCACCTTACGGAATGTGGATCGGTGTGTATGACCGAACACGATGGAATGCGTAGCGTGGTTGGCAATCTGGTTTTCAGAGTTTTGACCGCCATAGGGACGACCCATGATGTTCATCGGAACGTGAATGAAGCCGACCCCATCCACGAGCAGCCACTGCCCGTACGGGTGTATCCGCCAGCGGTAGCGCGCGGCCATCTCCTCGAACTGCGTGAAGAGAGTTCCAACAGTCTCGGGGTTTTTGTTTTCAAATCGATGGATCCGGTCCTCGTGATTTCCCGCAGTCATGTCCTGCGGAATGTCGAGGTGGCTGACTTCCTTGTAGAGGGCGCACATGGCCTCTTCGCAACTCTCCAGATCGGTCTTGAATGACGGGCGCATGGCATGCGAGGCCGAGCCGCGCTCCTCGTGCGTCGAGACGCTGTCCCACGACGCGAAGTCTCCGATGTGAATGATGCGGTCAGGCTTCAGCGTGGCGGCATGCATGCCCATCCACTTGAAGCGATCCTTGGATATGTTCGGCTGGTCGTGACTGTCGCCGATTGCCATAATTGTCATGGATTTCTGTTTGCCCATAATGATGCGAGGTTTCGATGGAGTATCTGATTTCTGGACAGCGATCTTTAATATGCGGTTCTGTTCTTCTAGGTTTCGCGCCTTTTCAAGGAGCGGTGAAACTCTGAGCGGCCTATTCTTTCGGAGCGCGTACCTGACGGTGCTTTCATTACGTCCGATGTAATAGGCAGCCTTTGAAATGCCCCCCATTTGCAGGATGAGTGCCTGTATTTCTGAAGGGCTCAATACCATTGATGGGCCTCGCCGCGCGCCACTATGATACTGTAATACGATACTGTGACACCTATTTGATGGCGAGAAATAAGCCAATGTTTGAAAAGGCATATCCGGCGTAGATGATAGCCATCGGCGTGTTGCCGAGCAGGTACTGATTTATGGAGATATAACCATAAATCAGACCCACCAGAATTATGAGCGGCCCGCTCACAGGTCTAAGGCCATCATCCATGTGATGACGAGAATGCACATGATGATTGTAAGCTTTGCCTCTTCAATCACTGCCGCCTCCTATTCGCTGGCCGCTCATTGGATCACCTTCAAGATTACGAGGCCGAGCAGGCCGACAAAGATCATGCCGAAGCAGATCATGTAGGCCAGTGCCATGCGGCGCTCGAAGCGGCGCAGGTCATCGATGGCCTCAGCGTAGCGGGCCTCGGCGCGTTGCAGGTCTTCAGTCACTGCCGCCTCCCGAACTGCTGTCGGACGAGCTGGACGACGAGCTGTCTGACGAGGTGTTGCTGTCGTGTTTGCTGCAATCAGACCAAGAAATGGGCTGACTGCCTTGGCCGCCACCACCACCCATCACCGTATATGTGACGAGGGCTGCGGCCGCGACGTCGGTCATCGAGCTGCTGGTCGAGGCGTGGATCGTCACGTTGCGGTCGCGCAGGAGCTGGCGCTTCCAAGCCTCGTGGTCGCGCTCATCCTGCTCCTTGCGGAGCTGGCGGGCACGCTCGTTCGCCTCCTCCTGCGCATGTATTGCAGCCTCGGCCTGACGCATTGCCAGCTCCTCGGCATGCGTGGACGGCGCTTTGAATGTCCAAAAAGTCGTTGCCATTTTCCCCTCCTCAGTCCGGCGCTGTCGCGCACCACATCACGAATAAAACAGTCGCAGCCAAGCAGGCGATTGCCCAGATCTCAAAGTCAGTCATCATATTGTCCTCTTTAAAATTTGACGCGCCTTCTTAATGGCGTCGTCGATGCGGATCATCTCGTCGGCCTGCTGCTGCAATGCCTCGACGATGTCAGTCGACGTGATGCGCGCGTGCTCGTCCTCGATCGAGAGTGGCTGGTCTGCGAGAACCTGCAAGCAGTGCGTGATGTCGGACACCTTGCCCGGCCCCAACGTCAGCATCTGCGTCTTCTGCTTGATGCATCCGTGCTGATAGCAAAACGTGTTGGAGCACGGCCCGCAGAGTGTAACTTTATGGATTGTCATCTTTCTTTTCCCCTAGTGCTCATTCACCATTCAAAATGGGCATTTCGATTTACGTTTCTCATTTCTGTTTCGTAATTTTATTAAATTTCGCATACCACCATATGATACCGCACCCCAAAGTTGTTTGGTCGCCATTTCGCCTTCCGATACCAAGTGGCATTTAATTTTAACATCAACATCATCCATAAGCGGCACAAGATGAACCAAGGGCTGCCCAATTTTTATGTCTATTTCATAATCAAAATTCATTTTTGGCATCATGATATTCACATTTGTTCCAGACACATTCTTAAACTCAACAACTCCGGGAAGTGTTTTGTAGGGCAACTCATTGTTCCACTCAGCACCCATAAAAAGAAATTTCATTCCTGTTTTTTCTTTAAAATGCCAAGGGCTTATCATTTTCATATGGTGAAAATCTTTAAACCCACCCTCATATTCATCTGTGGAATGGCAAAGGGGAAGTGCACCAATGCTTGTGTGAAAATCATAACTGTTCTGCGTCACTTTAATATGCATGTCAGACCAGCTTTCAATGACAAGCCCACGCTTATATAATTCCGTAAATCCATAACATCCTTTCATGTTGTTATGTTTTTCATAAATGCCATTGACCACTTTTAAAGGGCCTACTGTTGGAAGATTTTTCCACCAGTCAGGAAATGTTTTTGATGCCCTAACAATTGGCGTATATTCAAACACAGGTGTAAGTGTCGTAAAGCAATCGACGACAACCTTTTTTTTGCGATGAAAAAAACTAAACATCTTTCTTCTCCCCTAGTGCGGCGCGGGCTATATCTCCGCAAGACAACGTAATTCCAAGTTCACTTTCGGTGTTTTCAATGAAGTTCAATGCCCCCCGCAGCGCCGCTTCCAATTCTTCAATGCGATAAGATTTTTCAATCGACATTCTTTGCAAGATCATGCGCTCATATTTCATATCTTCAATCAAAGCGATCTGTTCATTGATGCGGTCTTTCGCTTCCCGCGCAACAATGACCAGCGTCATCGGGTGCATGGTTGCGTCAGCCATGTTGAGCCTCTTCACAAGATCGTCGGTCACAGCCCTTCCCCCTCTTCGCAGTCAATCTCAACCTTCACGCAAGCAATCCGGCCCTCAAGCGCCATGCTGTCGGCTTTTTCTTTGACTACGAAAAGGCTGATTACTTCATTGTCATACACATTCATCCACACCGTGCGCTTGATGCGAGGCTTGACTTCGATGAGGTCGCGGTCGCTTTGCGTCATTATTGTAGCGCAGCCACGATTAAGCCATTTCTCAGGTTCCCATTGGCCGTCTTTATTTTTTATCGCCCCATGAACGACAAAAGGATAATCACCATCAGTCGCATAGATACGCACTTCACGGCCATCGCGGGTGCGGTAGGTTTTGTCTTTGCTGATCATGCCGACCTCCATTCAGGATAGTTAACGAGTTTCATTCCATAGTTATTGATTTGATCAGGTATCTGGATGTCTTGCTTCCTTTTCAGTTTATTTCCGCGAAACGGGCGGTAGTCAACCTTGTGATGCCAGCGGTTGAACTTCCACACGACCTCGGCCACGTCGGGGTGCATGTCCGCCAGCATCTGGCTCTTCGCCATCGTGCCCTCGCGGCGGTAGAACTCTTCGGTGTTACCGCCGCCCATGCGCTGCGTCGTGACCTTGCCCTGCAAGAACGCATTGAACTGGATCGTGCAGTGGCCGTCCTTCAGCACACGCAGGCTCAGGTCCGTGTCCTCGTTATAGCGGCCGCGCCATCGGTACGGCGCAGCGTTCTCGATCAACAGGCACGAGTAGATGCGCGTGTTGAGAACCATCGGCGGCACAGCATCTGTCGTCTTGCAGAACGAGTAATAGTTAAAGCCTGCCAGCGGCACGTTCTCGTAACGATCGACAAACTGCTCGGCGATCTTGAAGATTGTGCCGCTCTCTACTTCAGCTTTGATGTTACGGTTCAGGCGGTGGAATGCGTCGAGATTGTCGTCCATCACCCAGTGACGCTTTGCGCCTATGGAGGTGGCGTGATCCCAAACAAAATTGCGCGCAGCACCCGGTCCCACAGACTTGCTGCGGCCGAGATCGTCAAAGGTGTCGTAACTGTCGAGATAGGTCGACGGAAGGGTCAGGATTTTTGACGGATCAATCACGGCCGCATAGTCATTATACTCCTGCGCCTCGACAACGATGTTATAAGGCACGCGCATATATTCGAGCGCCTTGCTCGTCAGCCTGCTTTCCCAACGACCTTTTGATACGATGTAGACGGGATAATCAGGGTTCATCGATCCACCGCTTTTGACCATGCAGCCCACGAACCAGAACCGGATGCCAGATGCTTTTTGTTTTTGGTGTCAGCTTCTGGCCGATCATCTGCGAGAACTCGTCCAGATCTTGCTGGCAGCGGAAGCGCACAATCATCTGCGCGTAAGGCTCCTGCTTTTCCTGAATGAACTCCGGCATGTCCTTCCACTCGGCGAACACGTCATTCGCTTCCATCTCATCAAAGAGCGCAGCCTTTTTCATTTCCGCGCCTCCATCATGAGGTCAGCAATCGCATAAGCTTCTTTGACATATGAGTGATGCTTATCTGGATACGAAATGACCATAAGACCCGTCAGCGCCGCCATCGCGAACTGGTCGCGCAGATCAGGCTTTCCGTTGAGATCAATCTGTAGGCGAAGGACAACGCCGCAAAGCTCATGAACCGTCTGCTTCATATGTTGCAATTCTTCATCAGTCATTTTCATTCCCCTCTTATAAGTTTAATCAATTCCACCAATCACACGCAGACCCTGAAGCTTTGTGCTCTTGTCTGCCATCTCATACGCCAGCACGTTGTTGTTGAGCCATGTGTCGATCATGTTCTCTGCAACCTTCTCGACGACGTCGAACTGCTGCGCAATGATCGCGGCCGCATAGCGTCCCTGCTTGCGGGTCTGCGGATAGCTCGACCACGGCTTGCCTTCATTCCACGCCTTGCCGATCGACACGAGGATCTTGCGGCAGACATCCTTCTGCGGCCACGCATTGATCTCGCGCTTCACCTCATCGCACGGGCAGGCGTACAAGCTGCCCTCGCCAGTGATGTCATTCACCGAGACGTTCTTCAGCTCGAAGGCCTGCGTCCACCCGTCCTGCGCAGACTTGATCTTCTTTGCGTGGATCTCGCCGATCATCTCGCCCTCCTCGCGCTCGATGCCGAGCAGGAAGTCGCCAGCGCCGTCAAACACAGTAGAGCCACGCATATTGCCAGCGCGCGACGTGTGGTGAATGCCGACAACCGTCGCCTCGAATGTTGTGCGCAGCGCGTCGCATGCGGCGATGAAAAGCGTCATGTCCTTTTGAAGATTTTCGTCTGCACCGGGCAACACGCGGGAGACCGTGTCCACAAAAATAGCGACTGGCGTCTGGCCCGTGATCTGCGCGACGTGCGCGACAGTCTTGATCAAACGATCGACGTCATTGGGCATCATGAAGTTGATGGTCTGGCGGATCAGGTAAAAGGGCACCTCGTCTGCATTGATGCCAGTTTCTTTTTCCCACGCGGCGATGCGATACTTCATGTCGCCGACGCCTTCCGAAGAAATATAGATGACGGGGCCAGTCTTCTTGATGTCGCGGCCAAACCACTGCGCCTGCTTGGCGGCAAGTGAGAGGGCCATGCCGATCGTGATGAATGACTTACCGCAGCCGGGTGCGCCAAAGACAAAGCCGAGAGCCGTCTCGATCACAAGCTTGTCGATCAGGTAATTCGGATTTGGCAAAGACTTAATCCCCTTAACATCTAAAACTTCAAAGCTGCCCTCGGGGGCCTCGACGGCCTTGGGCGTGAGTTCACCCGTCTCAGGGTTGAAGTCATAGCCTTGGATTTCTTTTGGGGCCTCGATCTCAAAAGGGCGCGACGGTTTTTCAACCTTGGCCGCCTTCGAGACCTTTCCATCCCACTGCTCCATCGCATTGAGCCACTTCTGCGCGAACATGGTGATGCCGCGACCCTCACGCTCCAGCAGGTCCGCATTCGACACGCCTGCCTCGTAGAGGCGGCTTTTGACGTGGCGCTCGTAGTTGCCGAAGGCGGCCTGCATTTCTTCAACGGAGGCGCTTGGCGTGAGCGGGATCGGGGCGTCGCGTCGCAGGTCCACCACGGCCGCCCAGACAAGTTTTGTCATGTAGTCTTCGCGGCCATCGACGAGGTTGCCGAAGCTGTCGAGGGCGTGGGTCGGAGACGAAGTGTGTTCGCGCTGGCCCGTAATCGGGTTTACGCCAGACGCACCGCCGTGCTCGATGCTAAGCTGGACGACTGCGTCGCAAAGCCACTGAGGGGCGTCGGCAAAGCCTATTTCCCAAGGCTCGCATCCAGTCTTCCAGCGGTAGGGCGTGCCGCTCTCGTGCATCGACGGGGGCATCATGGCGAAGCCGCCCTGACCGCGAATGTCCACGCCGATCGAGGTCTTGCAGGTTGGAGGCGTCCAGCCAGCGGGCGCGCGGAAGAAGAGCTGAATGCCGCCACCGCCCGTGACCTGCTCAGCCGTCTCCAGCTCGCCTGCGGACTGCTGACGGTCCTGCATGTCGAGCCACCACGCCTGAGCGGTCGGGTGCTTGTGCAGGTCGAGGTCGATCACGAAGATGCCGCCGGAGCAGGCCCCACATATCAAGCCCATATTGTTGCGGCGGACGTGCTCGCCAGTCTCGCCATACCAACGCTCGAACGTGAAGTCCGGCACCAGCTCGTGCTCCAGCTCACGCCACTTGGGCAGGGCTGGGCGCTTCCACTGCTGACGGTTCTCGCGAGGCGTCATGGCTGGCACGACCTGAAGGCCAGCCGCGCGATACATGCGCGCCCACTCAGATGGCTCAGCAAAGTCAGGATCAAATTGCATCAGGGCACTCATCTCAATCTCTATTTTGTCGCAGCGTACCAAGCCAAGCAGGCGGCGTCGGCGCGGCCGTCATCTTTCTTTCGACTAAAAAGATCCGCAAAATTGGGGAAAAGTTCAGCGGCGCGCTGACGCGAACCGTCCTTACCACCACGGACCCCGCAGGCCTTCTGCCACGCCTGTGGCACCACAAGGGTCATCGGGATCTGCAAGGCGGCCAAGGCACCCTCGATCGTGCCAAGGCTGCGACCAAAGGAGAAGACGGATGACACACCCTGACCGGGCATCGCACCCACACGCTCGACAAATGCGGTCGAAGGCTTGCCAATCAGGCTCAAGACATGGGCCAACATGGCTGGGGACAGTTCGCGCTTCTTCTTGCCGTTGCGCTCGACCTCGACGACGGGCATGTCAATAACTGACAGGTGACCCTTTTCCATGTCGAAGACCGCAATAGCGCCAGACAGACCGGGGTCAATTCCAATATAAATCACGCGATATTCCTCGCTGCCTTGTCGAGCATTTCAAACTGTTTCCAAGTGATGCCCCCAGCCGTCGCTAGGATCAGGTGGGGACGCCACTTGTGGGGAATGGTCTGGCGCTGACGCCACTTGTCGATTGCGAACTGCGACACGCCAAGCTGCAAGGCTGCGCGCTCAACAATGTCCCAATCAATTGCAGGCTTTTTCATACTGGTATCCTAACCCCTCCAAATCAGTGGACGGCGACGTTGAGACATTTTGTCTAAAACGTCAAGCCTGTGGACGGACAAAATGTCTGTTGACGAACTTTTGCAAATCAGCCTATGTTCGCAACCCTATCAGATCGAGAATGCAATGAACCCCTTTGAAGTCTATGAAATCGAGCATCTTTCACCGTCAAGCTGCAACCTGTTTGTTGCCTCACCTGCCATGTTTGTCTTGCAAAAGTGCATGAAGCTGCGCACCAGCGTCGGCCCTGCGGCACATCGGGGCACTGCGGTAGAGAGCGGTATAGTTGCGGGACTTGTGGATGGCCTGCCTGAAAAAGAATGCATCGAGGTGGCCGTTGCCGAGTTCGATAAGCTCACATCGTTATCAGCCGACGGCCGCCGCGAAAAGGAAGAGGCGGCTCTGGCCGACTTTGTGAAGATGGGATTGAAAGAGCTGATGCCTTACGGCAAGCCCTCAACGACGCAGGGCGCGATCAAACATCAGGTCGAAGGCTTGGCCGTTCCGATGATTGGCTATTATGACGTTGAGTGGGAAAATCATGGCGTCCTTACAGATATTAAAACAACTCACGCGCTCCCGTCGAAAATCTCAACCAATCACGCTCGGCAAGTTGCACTGTATCGCGCTGCGCGGGGCGACAATTTGGATGCTCGTGTTTCCTACATCACGCCCAAAAAGTCTGCGACATACGCTCTCGAAAACCCTCGCGAACATCTCGCCGCCCTTGAAGCGATTGCGCTGACGATCCAACGTTTTCTGTCCCTCAGTGACGACGCAAAGGTTCTCGCGTCATACGTTGTTCCTGAAGTGGACAGTTTCTATTTCTCAGATCCCGTGTCGCGCAAGGCGGCATATGACGTGTGGGGTCTGTAAGTTCAGCCCATGTGGGCGAAGGCAAGAGGCCAGCCAAATGGTCTCACATTGGAGTAGGTAAAATGGCATTAGGTTTTGATTACGGTTCGGGCGGCGGCTCGGCAAACTTCCTTCCCATCACGAAGTACGACGCGCGTGCGGGTCGTTTCTTCCGCGTGGATCGCGAAGATGGCACCTCGACGCAGGTGGACATCACACGCAACTTCAAGGCCGTCTTCGACTTTGAAAACATGGAAGTGGGCTGGATCTCCTTCACCGCTGGCTCCGCGCCGGACTTCAGCATGGTCCCGCACGGCACAGCCTTTCCGGCGAAGCCCACCGACAACCACAAGCGCGGCATTCGCATGAATGTGAAGCTGAGCGGCGAGTGCGGCGGCGACTGCCGTGAGCTTGCCAGCACGGCGAAGGCCATGCTCGACGGCATCAACTTGCTGCATGACGAATATCTTGCAGGCGCGAAGGCGAATGCAGGCAAGCTGCCTGTCGTCGTCCTCGAAGACACTGTGCCGATTACGTCCGGCACGGGCGACAAGAAATCCACCAACTATCAGCCCGTCTTCAAGATCTCGGCTTGGGTGAAGCGCCCTGCTGATCTTGATGAGGCTGCGGGCAATCGCGAAGAAGCGCCCGCACCTGTGGCTGCCAAGGCTCCTCCTGCGACGGGCTCGACCCGTGCGGCCGCTCCGGCACCGCGCGCTGCCGCTCCCGCCGACGACGAGGATTTCGGCTAACAAACTGGGCGGGGCTTCGGCTCCGCCCTTCCTCAACGGAGATCGATGTGAAATTCCTCATAACAATGAATATGCCTGCGCGCTCCGGCCAGCAGATCCACCAGATCATTTGCGAGCACGAAGCAAAAAGCCTGAAGGAATTTGTCGACGTTCTTCAGGGTAACGATTTCTTAATCGTTGACGAGTTTTATCGTGACACCGAAGCGCCTCGCGGGTCGGAGTCCTACTATCCAGTTGGGCAAATTGCGGTGAACTATCGTTATGTTGGCAAGGTGAAAGTAATGGGAAACGTCACACGCTCGATGGATTAGATCGAGCGGAATTTATGGAGATCGATATGGCTCAACCACACGGCAGAACATTTATCAGGTCAGCATTAGTAGTCGATGGACGTTCAAAGGCGGGCTACCTCATTCGCTGCCGCGAATGCAACAAGGCCGAGGTGCTGCCAAATGCAACGCATTCAGGATCACTACCGCCAGAAGTGACGGCTAAGAAGTTTGCACAGAAGGGCTGGCGTGTCGGGCATCGTGTCCGCGAAGATAAGTGCCCTGACTGCATTGCCAAGGAACTCGAACTAAAAAAGAAGAAGAAAGAGCCAAAGACTGAAGAAGAAGTTCTGTCAGACATTAAAATGGAGATTGATAACGTGAAGGCAGACGCACCACCACTGATGACAAAAGAAGATCGGCGCATCATCTTCGCCGAGATCGACAGCCACTATGTCGATGAGATGCGTGGCTACGAGGCTGGCTGGGACGACGCAAAAGTCGCACAGGGATTGAACGTCCCGATGTCTTGGGTGCGCCAACTGCGCGAAGACAACTTCGGGCCTGAAGTTGGCGAGAGCGTCAAGAAAGACTTTGAAGAGGCAAAAGTCATCATTGCCAAGGGTGACATGATCATCGGCAATATGAACAAGGCCTTGGACAACGTCGCCCAGTCCATTCAGACATGGCAAAAAATTCAGGCTGGCTTCGAGAAGGAAGTCGCTGAAACCAAGCGTGCAATCGAAGAGATTACAAAACGCATTAACGCACTGACAAAGAAGTAAGGAGATCATGATGAATTACGCAGACATCCTCAGCAAATCAGCATCCATTTTCGCAGAGCGTGACATGGAATATGGCGACGTAAACGACACGACAGAGCGCGTGTGTGTGATCTACAGCACCATCATGGGTGAGGAGATTACGCCCTATCAGGTCAACATGCTGCTCCACTGCATGAAGCTGGCCCGCATCCGCTCCGATCGCAAGAAGGCCGACAACTATTTCGACGGCATCAACTACCTCGCCTTCGCAGCAGAAGCCGCGCAGGTCAAGGACGACGTGCCCGTGCATGTTACCATGCCGCAGGCCGCTGCAAAAATTACAGAAATCAGCGCCGAGATGGAGCAAGAGATTAAGGATCTCGCTGCCAAGTTTGCGCCTGTTCAAAACAACGGAGAGAACCAGTGAGCGATAACGACCTGCTTGAACTGAATGACCAGTTCCTGCGCCGCTTGGCTGTGGCGCTGCTTGAGGCAATTCCAAATGGCGACCCGATCCAGAACGTGGCGGCGATCGCCTCGTTCAACACCAACCTGATGGCTGGCCTGATCTTTGGCGGAGCAAGCACAAAGGAGCAGGCTATGGAAGGCGTCGACGCTTATGCCAAAGACCTCCGCAATTTGATCGGCGAAAACTTCGACGCTGCCAAGGCGGCGATGGAGAAGGCCGACAAAGAAAAAGAAGAGAAGACACATTAACGGTGGGCGCGAAAGCGCCCACTTTTTTTGGAGAGAAAAATGCTGACGCTTGAAGAATTGCATGAACATTACCGCGCCGTCCGTGCGCGCATTAACGACAAGTCAAAATTCATTCAGCCAAAACCTGAACCCAAGCCGGAGCCTGTCGTCATTCAGTTCACTGAGCCGACGTTCGTCAATCCGTCTGACAAGATCATCTACCGCATCGCGCAAAAGCATGGCCTCAGCGTCGCAGATCTTAAAGGGCACTCACGCAAACAGCACATCGTGTATGCACGCCAAGAGGCCGCCTACGTCCTGCGCTTGGAGCGTAACCTGACACTGAACCAGATTGGCTCGCTGCTCGGACACAAGGACCACACGACCATCCTGCACGCAGTGAAGTGCCACGAAAAAAAGCTCGCCAAGTGTACCGATACGCTTGGCGAGCCTAGTCATGTTTCGTCAGCCCTCTAGCGGTTTTGGACAACTAGCGGGCCTGATAATGATGCACAGCGGCGGCGATGCAATCAAGAAGATACTGGAGCTTTGGGTGGACGGCATGTCGTTTTCCCAAATCTCGCTTGAAGTTGGCCTCTCTAAAAAAGAGGTCAGCTATCATGTTTACACGCTGCGCGTGAGCGGCGCGGTCAAGCTTCGCGCAAAGCCGAAGGTGACAATCATGGACCTGCGCTATAGCTCTTGCCGATACATCGTCGGAAGCGACGAGGATCTCGGCACGCTGTATTGCGGAGAGACCGTCAGCCAACGCTCATATTGCAAAGAGCATTACAAGCTTTGCTATATGCCGCCTGAAAAGCGTCAGCGTTGAAGGCGATCGACCTTTTCATTCAGCTCTTTGATCGCCTCGATCAAAACACCGACGAGGTTCGCATAGGCCACTGACAGCGTGCCATTGTTGTCATGAACAACCTGCGGAACGACCTGCTGCATTTCCTGCGCAATCACGCCAATGCCATCGGCACCAGTGTTGATCATTGTGTATTTCACACCACGCATCTGGCTCACCAGATTAAGGGCACCTGCAATTGTTTCAACGTCTGTTTTCAGGCGAGCATCAGAATAGGCCGTCACGTTTGCTGCCGAAGTGATGCCGCCAACAGTTGTCTGGAATGTGTTGACCGACAACGTCGTGCCGTCAAAAGTCATGTTGGCAGAGCCAGCCAGCGTATTGGACGAATTGTATACGACTTGCGTGTTTGAACCGGGAGCATTGTTGTCAGCAAGGCGGATATTTGTCCCGTCTGAATAGACGATCGAAGTCGCGCCCTGCTTCAGAACAACACTTGTGCCGCCCGCAAGATTTGAGAAAGTGACCGTATATGCGCCAGTCGTGTTGTTGAAGACCGACCACACACCACCGACGCCGGACGGGATTGTGTAGACGACGTTGGCCGTCAAAGTTGCAGCCGTCGAGACGGAAACACCAATCACGATAATGGCTGACTGATATTCAGATGCCACAAGATTGACAGTTCCAGACACGCCCGTCGGGTTCTTGACGGTCACACCACCAAAAGCCTTGTCAATGATGTCCCAGTCGGCATTAACCGGACCTGACCAGCCCGTCGGGTTGGCCGCATAGTCGTTATATGCGGGCTTCTCGATGCTCTTGTTGACTGTGTATGTCGATGCCATCGACCGCTCCTCAGATGTGCTTGTTGGCGATCTCAAGAGCGTGGGCGACACTGTCGTCGCTTTCGTTCAAGAGAGGCTCAGTGACTTGTGTGACCTGCTTTTTGGCAGCCTTTGAGAGCGCCATCAAGTTGACTGCGCCGCCTGTGGCGCGGCCAGAACGATTGCCGGGTCCACGGATTGTGAGCGGCGGCGCTTCTTCCTGCTGATAGGGCTGCTTCGCGCCCGTGATGAGCGTGTTGGCAATTGCCTCAGACGTGCTGCGCATCGAATTTGGGCCTGCCTTTGTAGGCGCAGCCATCAGAAGCTTGCGGGCAAGTTCAGGGTTCAGCAGCGCCTCAGTGATGAGGTCATCGACCTTCTGCATGCCAGCCGCACGCATGCCACCAACAATCTCAGCGCCAACGATAGTTGTGAAGGCTGCCAAGCCAGCAAGAGGACCGCCAGCAGCACCGACGCCTGCACCGCCAACGATTGGAGCTGTAACTGCGCCCACGCCCCTGACCATACTGTCCCAAAGAGACTTGCCCTTTGCCAGCATCGGCGCAGTGTCCTGAGCCGTTGTAGGGCGGCCGGGCAATGCGCTGCCAGTCGTCGAGCGTGCGCTGCGGTTCAAGTCATCGGCCAGCGCCTGCATGGCATTGACCTGATCTTTGTCGAGCACCTGCTCCAGCGTGCGGCGATTGTCGCGCACGAACTTCTGGAAGCTCGCCGAATTGATAAGGTTTGCCTCAGACGTGCCAGCCTCAGCGGTCGAGATGAAACGCTGGCGGATGTAGTCGGCCACAGCGCGCTGGAGACCAGCCGACGCATCAGGGCTTGCCGCCGCCGCGTCTGCAAGGTTGCGCATGGTCTCGGCCGCATTCTTTTGGCCGAAGATGCTGCCCACTACCTGAGAAACAGTCTCGGCGTCTTTAGCACCCATGACCTTGCTGATTTCAGTCTTTTGGGCGTTCTCGATCGTTGCGCGCGAACGTGCCGCAATTTCCATTGCAGCATCAGAAACTTTCACTGTTGAGGAGAGCTTGTCCGCGACGTCAGGAAAAGCGCGCAGCGCACTTTCGTGCTTGTTCATCCAAGCGTCAAACTTCTTGGGGTCAACAAGTCCAGTTTTCGGATCTTTGCTTTCACTAAACGCGCGAGAAACAATGTAGTCGTTCATTGTTTCCGTGGCGCGCTTGTCATTAGCTACAGCCTTTATGAAACCTTGTGCCGTCTCAAAGCCTGTGTCGCCAGCGCGAAAGAACTTAGGCCCGACCTGAGCGTCAAAATTGAGCTTGTATTGGCCCCTTCCCTGACCGGGGCGCAAAGCTTCGCCGACCGGACCCTGACGGAACGTCTCAACATATTCCTTGTTGGCTGTCTTTGCCCTCTCAAGGTCTCTGATCGCTTTAGGCGTCAGGTTCGGCTCAAGTGTCTGAGGTGCCGTTTCGCCGCCCAAGCGCCAGAGGTCGCGCACTCGTGCCTCAAGCGTGTCTTCAACAGCCATCTTGCCAGCACGAACAGCATCAGCCTCATACTTCGCCTGATTTTCAACGGCGTCGTCGATCGCATTAACCACGCTATTTTTCATTTGCGTAAGTTGGCGATAGGTATTTGTTTCGCCATTCGTGCGAAGCTCTGCGCGCAAGGCGTCGCTAATGCGTGTGTCGAGCGCACGCAAGCTTGCAAATGGAATGACGTCAGAAATGCCCTGAGCGGCAGTTACGATCGCGGCCAATTCACCTTCGAGCGGCTTTGCCAGATCAGTACCAGCTTCTGCCGCAATGCGGTCAGCCGCGTCGCGCACGTCGCGAGAAACGACGTTAAGCTTTCCTTCGGGGTCAATCGACGCATAAAGTTCACGACGCTCTTGATTGGCGACATCTTTCGCCTCCTGTGTAAATTGACGGAGAAGACGGCCATACTCTTCAGGAGTTCCTTCGCCGCCCATCTGCTCAATCGCTTGAAGGGCACGACTTTCTGCGCGCTGCACGGTAGCAGCCTCACGCATCTCAAGTGCATTGAGTTGAGCGCGCAGAATTTTGGGAACTTCTAAAGGAGATCCTTCTGGAGCAACGCCTTCAAGCGTCTCCTGACGTGCAGCGGCCTGCTCGCCGCGACGCTCAAGGAACTTGGCCGGATCTTGTGTTTCAGCCTGACGCTGCATCTGTCCCATGCCGACGTCACCCGTCAGCTCAAATGTCGTAGGCTTAGAACCGGAAATCAGTTCCTGTTGTTCATTTTCAATGATGTCTAAGGCACGGTTGCGGCTTCCGGTGCCTTCTGCAAACTTGCGTGCGGCAGCCTTCTCAGGGTTCCAGATTGGCTGGAGGTAATCAAAGGCGGCACTGCCAGCCTTGGGGAGCATCTTCGCACCCTCGACGCCAAACTGCGTCAGGCCTGCGCCGCCAATACCGCCAACCATGCCAGCAATCGGCTTCCAAGCGTCCGGCACATTCTCCATCGCGAACTCAGCGCCAGCACCACCGCCAAGATTGGCAAGGACGTTTTCTGCGGTAGCTGCTTTAGAACCGGGCCTGCGAGCACCAAAGATCTTTTCAGCAGTCTCGCCAAAAGTAATGCCAGACGGCGGAGCTTTGGGCAGCGCACTAGCCGCACGCATGCCCGCAGCTTCAACACCAACCTGCGGCACGACTGCATAAGCCACGCCCTCACCGCCAGCGCGCAGCATGCGCTCAGCTACGTTCTTTGCAGGAAACTTTTCGGGGGTGACGCCAACGTCGGCCATGCGCTCTGAAACATAGTCAGAGCCAAGAAATGGTTTTTCAGCAGTTGGAATACCAACCTTTTTCATGCTCCAATTCACAAGATCAACGGGCGCACCAATTACATTGGCGAGACCCACGTTGAAGCCGTGAAATGGCTGCATCAACGTACCAGCTACTGTCGGCGAAGATTTAGGTTCGCCATATGCAGACAGTACATCAATCGGCACGTTTGTAGCATCGCCAGATGGCGCAGGTACGTCACTCGTGTCAGCAGGTGCAGTCTCTTGAGAGCTGCTGCCACCAAAAAGAAGATCGATTGTCCTTTGATCCATTTTACTGGCCCATAGCTGGTGTTGAGAACAGCGTCTTCGGATCAACCCGCGTGATTGTTTGCTTCGCTTCAGGGCCATTATACATGAAAGGATCGCCCGGCTTCAGCCCCATGCGAGCAAAACCTTCGGCCTGACTGATGCCAGTGCGCTCGTCTTTCTTTGTGCTGAGATTTTTCGGCACAACGTAAATAGTTCCCGGCGTCCACTTGTTGGCTGGCGGCAAGTCCATGCCACGGAAGTTGCCCATCTGGCGGTCTGCGGCTTCTTCAAACTTGGCGATCGGGTTTGCCTTTGACCACGCCGCGTAATAGGCCGACGGGCTGCGCCAACCTTCTTCTTGAGAAGCGCGCTGCCACGCCAGAGCAAAAGCTTCGGTGCGGTTAAGATAAGCAAGACCAGACTTGATCATCTTGAAGTTAACTTCTGGGAGCTTGTTAGGCTCAGGGACACCCTTATCATTAACAACGGTGAACTCAGCCTGTGCGAAGCGTGGGTTGGCTGCCTTGAGCGTTTGCAGCACAAGGTCAGGCGCAATCTTTTCAGCCTGTTGAACTGCCGCAGGGTCGCCAGATGCAACTTTCTGAGCCAATTCGGTGTAGCCAAAGCTCTGCATAATAGCACCAAGGCCAGCAAGCTTGCCCTCTCCGCTGCCGCTTTCAAACATTTTGAAAGCATTGATAAGGCTGTGGTAGTGCTCGCGAGCTTGAGTGACCCCGTAACCCTTTGTCCTAAAATCTTCCAAGAACTTAGCGTCATCTTCGGCTTGGTTTTTAGCAAGGCTGCTACCTTCTGACACTTTTGTGCCGGGTGGGTAATTGCCGGGCTGAATAATACCGCCGCCAGCGGGCGCAGCAGGACGAGCAAGGACGAGCTGACCAGTTTTTGGATCAACTGTCGCAACTTTTGGCGCAGCTTCTTGATCAGGCGTCATTTTAGGTACAGATGCCGGAGGCATCTTTACGCCGGGCGGCAAAAGAACCTTTTCGCCAGTCGGACCAATTTCAGGAGCAAATTCGCGCTCAACATTTTTTGCTGTGCGAGATTTCGCTTCCTCAACCTGAATAGAGATCGCATTTTCAATTTCAGTATTTGCATCTACGCGCTTTTGCGCGGCTTCAGCTCGCCTATCTTTCGCAAGATCTGCAAACTTCTTAGAAGATGCCTCAAGGCGGGAGCGCTCTTCAGGCCCCTTTGTCAGGCCAGACCTGCGAGCTTCTTCTTGCGACTGGCGCAAGTAATCTTTTGCTTCGCCTTCAAGACGAGCGGCCTCAGCTTCAAGGGACATAGGGCGGCGCTCTTCAGGAAGGTAATCAAACAGTGTTGGATTAGCGCGAGCAGCCTTGATCAGTTCAGCCTTTGTCGGAATGCGAGCGCCATCAGCTTCGGCAGGGGCTGCCGGAGGTGTGACGACGTCTTCTTTCTTTTCAGCAACAGTCGGCGCAACAGGAGGTGTTACCGTCTGTGCGGGGCGAGGCTCAATCTTTGGAGCCGTGTCAGTGATCACTTTTTTGGCCGTGTCGATGACGTCAGCGTCAGGCTTCACGACTGGCGCAGCAGATGTAGCCGCAGCCGCAGGTGCGGGTAATGCCTTCGCAGCAGTTGTGCCGGGAGCAATAAACTGGCTTTGACGGCGGCCCATTTCGGCCTCGTCTACCCAATCACCTTGGATTGTGTCTTGATACATATCCTTGCCGTCAATGAATGACGGACCTTTGAAACGGCCCTTCGACAGCTCAAGGCGCTTGGCAAGCTGCTCGGCAGCCATCTTCTGCATGTTAGTGTAAGCGCCAGTGCCGCCGACAAGGCCCTCGCCGATCGCACCGAAAAGCGTCGGGTTGCGCGAGGCAAGCATCGACCCGAGGCCAGCAATTGCCGGAACCCAGAAGGTCTCGTCTTTGCTCTTCAGCGTGTCGCCAACACCAGTTGCGACCTTGCCAAGACCGCCAGCGACAGAGCTGGCCGCGTCGCCAACCGACGACAGGAATGATGGATCCTCTTTCTTTTCTTCGGGCATAACACGCTCGCCGTCAGCGTGATGCTGACGCACAGCGTCGTTTGTCGCCTTCTTGTAGTCAACCATCTTCACGCCACCGAGGCCCTTCACGGCCTCTGGGTGATCACGCTCGACGTCCTGAGCGATGAGGCCCATGCGGGTCTTATCGTCGCCCTTGTACTTAAAGCGGTAGACGGGCTGGCCGTCGTTGAGCTTACCAATCTGCTCGATGTCAGTTTTGGCGCGCTCATCTGAAAGACCAATGAATGGCAGAACAGCCATGATGCCTTCGCCGATCGTGCCAGCGGCAGTGCCAAGCGTGCCAAGCAGACTTGCGCCTTCAGCAGCACCAGCAGCACCAGCAAGACCAGCCTCAGCGGCACCAGTCGCGGCCGCAGCACCTTCGCCACCAAGTGATCCAAGCATCTTGGAGCCAAAGTCGAATGCATTCTTGCCAGCCTTCGCAAGGCCAAGGGCCTGAGACGCCTGCTGAGCGCCAGACGGACCCTGCTGAGGCTGCGCCAGTTTACCCGGCTGCATTACCTCATGTTTTTCAAGCGGGGCCGAAAGGGTATTGCCAAGCGTGTTGTTCTCATCTTCAGGGTTGCCGTATGGGCTTGCGCCCGCATTTACATAGCCCTGCGTATTGTGGTGCTGACGAACGATCAGACCGCCACGGGCGGCAAAATCAGTTGCGAACATGGACGGGTCAAAAGCCTTCATGGCTTCAGGGTCAATCGCTTCGTTCGCGCCGACGTTAATGTTCGGGCCGGGGACAAGACCTTTAGGTTCCGGCGCAGGGGCCGGAGCAGGCGCGGCAGCGGATGTCTGAGCAGGCTTGGTGTAGCCTGTCGAGCTGGCAGCTTTTGGGGTAGTTTCTTTTGTTGTTGTAGTTTCGGCGGGCTTCTTCCAAGCCTGATAAAGCTCGTTGCCCTTGGATGTCAGGTTGGCAATCTGGTTTGCCTGCTCAATGCCGTTCTTTTGCTGCGGAAAGCGCAGCTCGGCAGCCTTCAGCATTTGAACCTGAGCAGGCGTCAAAGCAGCGCCATACGGGCCACCAGAGCCAAGACCAGCCTGACCACCCTTCGGCCCATAATAGGCAAGGGCAGGGTTCACATAGCCAGCCTCAGCATAGCCACCACGAGCAAATGCACCGGGGCCAGACACGAGGCCGCCCTGTGACGAGCTGTCGTAATTCTTCAAGAAGTCGTCAAGCGCCTTCGTCTTGTAATCAAAATACTCTTGGCCCGACTGAGACTGGCCCATGTCGGCACCGCGAAGCGAAGCCAGCTCAGCCTGAGCGCCTTCCTTAGACCCGAGCGAGTAGCCCGTAGCCTTAGGAGCAAGAAGGCCCTGAGCGGCCGGATTGATTGCGCCAGCCTGAATAGGCAAGCCACCGCCGCCAATCATCTGCGGAAGTTGAATAGCTCCCAACCCAGCCACCTGCGGGCTGAGCATCGCGCTCGGGGCGTTGATGTTGTAGGCGTCCATGCCGACTTCAGGACCGCCAGCAGCCTTGTGATCACGCACGGCATCATTGGTCGCGTCGCGGTAATCAACCGTCAGGTAGCCGTCGCGCTTGCCAACGGCGTCAGGGTGATCCTGCGCAACTTCCTGCGCGAGCAGGCCGATCTGCGTGCGGGGGTCGCCCTTGTAGTTGTAGCGGTAGATATTCTGTCCGTCGTTCGTCTTGCCGACTTTCTGAATGTTTTCCTTCAGACGCTCGTCCGAGAAGAAGCCGCCACCGCCCGTTTGCGTGCCAGATGTCGTGTTGCCAGACAAAGCACCCGTGCCCGTCGCAATGTTCGAGAGGAACTGCGTGAGCTGGAACGGATATGCCTGCTGCTGCTGGAACTGATTGTAGAGAGCCTGCAAGCCAGCCTGCTGCGTCTGCTGTTCTGTCTGACCAGCGGCAAGCTGGGCCTGAGCACCAGCAAGGCCAGCCTGCTGAGCGCCCGTGCCGAGCTGACCAAATTGACCACCAGCCTGCAACGCACGATTGGCATTTGCCTGCTGTGCGGCAAGGCCGACGCCCTGCTGCTGCTGTGCGGCCGCGAGGCTGTCAGCAAATCCCTTTTGGAAGATTGGGGCCATAGCCTGAGCCGTGGCAAGATCCTGCTGGCGAGCGAGATTTGCTGCAACAATCCCTGAGCGATCGCCACCAAAGGAGCGAGCCGTCTGAGGATTGACGAGGCTCGAACGCTCGATGCCCTGCTGCTGTTGCAATGCACGAAGCGTCGTGTCAGCAACGCTCTGCGTGTAGGGATTATAGAATTGGCCCACATTTAAGGCCTCTGGATTGACACTCTGAGCGCCAGCGGCGGTCAGGCCAGCACCAGCCTGATAGAAGGGCTGTGCAGCTCCAGCCATGTAGTTGGTGTTTTGAATGCCAGCCTGCTGCGTAGCCGTAAGGGGAGCAACAAAGGCATTTGGGTCGTTGCTGTAGGCCTGATAGGGCTGTTGGGCGACCTTCTCAGCACGCGCGTTGACGGCATTGTATCGCGCCAAGACCTCTGGCGGGATTTCCATCTTCTGCGTGGTTTGTGTTGAGCCCTTGCCGCCGCCACCCATAGCCTTACCTCAATTTATTCGGCAGCTTGTTTCCAAGTGCCTGTGCGGGTTCCGTAAAGGAAATAAGCCCCTGACGGCTTGCCAAAAATGCGCTCATACATGCGGACTTTCCCTTCCGTCCGGTCGGACGAAAGAACTCCAATTGAGAGCGGCATTCCAAGCTCATCAGCAACCTTCTTGCTAAAATCACACAACTTGCGAGCACGGCCACCCTTCGCTGAACGGAAGTCAGGGTGAATGAAGACGGCACGCTCCTCAAGTATCTCTTGGTCACTATACCAGATGTTGCCAATCCTCAAAAGGATAGCGCCCTGCGGTTTCTCTCCCGGCACTCCAACAAAGCCAATGATGCCCTTTTCGCGGTTGAGGGCGGGCCAAATTTCAGCAAGCAGGCGAACCGGGTTCGGCTCAACAAAACCATTTTCGTCGCAGGCCAGCATCGCAAGTTCCATGATGTCATGGACGTCATCTGGAGTTCCGACCCACACTTTCAGTTCTGGCTGCATGTTAAGACCCCTCAGTCTTTCTTTGGCCCCGGAAGTTTTTGGAGCGTCTTGATAAGCTCGGCGCGTGTGGCTTTGACCCACTTGTCGAGTTCGCGATGACCAGCGTCGAGATCACCGCCGCCAGCCCAAATCACCTCTTCAGGAGACAGCACATATTCGCCACCTGCCGCAACGATCGGCACGGGATTACCCACATGGCCGCCCGTCGCGAGCGCGTTGTAGGGAGCCTTTTTGAACATCAGCTTGACGGCGCGGAAGCCTGCCATCGTGTTGCCTTCGCCAAGCGACGAGACAATGTCTGCGGGCAGCACATAAGACCCCGACGGCACATGCATCGGAAGGTGATCTGTGCGACCAGCCACGGGGCTGTGGATCGGGCCGACGTGCAGCTTGTTCACCTGCTGCGGCATGTCCGACTTTTTCAGCATGCCACCCTCGGCCTTAGCCTTGCGTGCAGTGTCAAGCGCGATCGCGACGGCCTGCTTCTGCGGGCGGCCCGTGCCGACCAGCTCGCTAATGTTGGCGCTGATAGATTTCTGGGAGGAACCTTTTTTAAGCGGCATGATTTACCCCAGAGAATAGGTGACGTTAATTGACTGACCCGTGCCGGGCTGAATGACAAGGCCGTTCGTGAAAACTTGCCCGACTGGATAGACGCCCAAAACTTTTTGCGTGGCACACAATTGGTTTGCCGCAGCAGCAGCGCCTGTCGAAGATGCATTATAGACGCCACCCTCAGTGGATCCCGCAACAACAACCGAATAATTGACGAGGTATCCACGGCCAGTGATGACTAAAGTTGCCGCAGTTACTGTTGCAGATGTAGCTGACCCCTGACCGCGCAAAATAGTGTTGCTGTAGTTATTGATCGCAACGACGCCGTTTTTTTGCGTGGTTAGAATGTCATCAAGAGACGCGGCCATCAGTATTTTCCATCTTCTTGAATGCGATAACGCATGTTGCCGATACGCCAGAACGAGCCAAGATCTTCACTGTCAATCTTGATCGACACCAAACGTCCACGAAAACGCGGCGTGATGTAGGTTGTCGTGTCTGTCAAATTATATGGGCCATATTCATATGGCGTCGCGCCGGGGTAATCAGTTGCATAGAACGTCAACTGAACAGTCGCGTTCTGCGTGCCGCCAAAATATCCCCACTTCATGTCAGGCCAAACCTGATCAATAAACATTTTCACATTTGCTTCAGTCAAGGCAAAATAACCAGTCTGGAAGCTCGCCATGATTGGTTCGGGCTCATTGGCAGCATTCACAGCGTCAGTTGATGTTTCATGTTGAATGATGAAGTTGCCTGTACCGCCAGGCAAAACACCAGCGCCAATCGGCGGCCCAAGCACGCTCTCATTAATCCAAGCCGTGCGAGACAGCGTGCCGTAATCCCACTGCTTCAGGCCAATGTTATATTTCACATAGGCATTGATCTCGCCGCCATTGCTCTTGGTTGGATAGAACCAAGAGATTTCATTGAAGCGAGAATTTGGTGCGACACGGATCTTGTCGAGATTATTGGTGTCGAGGTCTTGGAAGATCACATCCCAAATAGGGCACATGATCGGCTCGACGCCAGAACCTGAAAACAGATAAAATTGGCTCTGGCCCATCCAATAGACGGTGCCACCCATAGAGGCGGCAGCCTTGCGGCCAATCAAGCCGCAGCCCGTGCCAATTTCGTTGAACTGGTAGACGTATGGCTGCCCGACGTATTGCATTGCCCACAGGCCAAGGTCAGTCCAAAGCAAACCCTGCTGCGGACCTTGAATGCCCTGAATGATGCGAGAACCCTTCGGGATGCGATATGATCCAGCCTGATTGGTGATCTGCCCAATCCAAGAATTGTAATTATCGACATCGCACCAGCGGATGAGAAGTGGGTCGGCGATACCAGTAAATGTTGATCCCCAAGCAATAATTTGACGCTGAGGCATCGCAACAAATGCGCCGCTGTTAACGATTGGAGCTTGAGGAATAATTGTCGCGATTGGGTTATTTGTAGTCGGAGACCACTCATAAATTGGACCGTTAAGCGGGCAGGCGATTAGCGTCTCGCCCCAGTTGTCCAGCGTCCAATCAATTGCCGTGATAGGCGTGCCAGTGCCAGAAGACGGCGGAATGCCTGAGCCGTACCCACCGACGCCATATCCACCGACGCCGTAACCAGAATTGGCGGCAAGAGGACCAACGCCATTGTAATAGACAAAGCGGGCGTTGCCGCCGTTCTCGCTGCCTGTTGTCGAGGATGACGCAACTGTTGAGGCGTTGATAACGAAGACGCTCGAAGACGTTACTGACTTGACTATGTAATTGCCAAAGAGCCTCACGCCGCCGACTGTCGTCGAGACAAGAATAGGGAAAGTGCTTCCAGCTACAAGACCGTGATTTGCAAGCGTGACGTTTACGAGAGCAGACCCGTTTGTAGTAGCAAAAGAAGAAACAGCGCCTCCGCCAGTAACAGTCGAAGTAGCATAAACAGGGTCGCCCAAAACATCTTTTGCGGCAATTTGGAACTGGTTTGTGCTGACCGGAATGACGGGATAAACGCCAAACAACACAAGGCCGCCAACACTGACTTGAGTTTGGATGTCCACGGCGTCGTAAAGATCGAGCCCGCTCCCGCTTGCGTCGATAGTTACAATATCACTTCCGCTCGTGGTTGAGAAAGAAACAGCGACATTTACCGTCGTCGTCTGAGGTGTGATGGTCTTTAGACCACCTTGAGTGATGACACCAAGGAGGGCCTCGGCCCCCACTGCCAGCCAAGCATTGGCATTGATGTCTTCCCACGCCCAAAGACAACGGACGACGCTGCCGATCGGATTGGTAAAGAACTGGGTCCAGCCCCCAAGCTTTTGCACGAGGCCGAGATTGTTTCGGTCAGGCACAAAGCGAATAAGGTTCGAGTACGAGATCGCCGCCTCGTTGAGGGTTGGCGTCTTATTCTGATCGACACCAGCAATGAGTTTAAGGGCCTGATGAGGCATATTTTACCTCGTCGGCGTTGCGACAGTTGCGGGTGATTGGGAAGACCAGCCCGCCGCGTCAAACTTCTTGCGAGCTTCTTCGACGACTGCGCTCTTCAGGAGGGCCTGATATTGGCTCTCATAAGTGATTGCCATCTGCGGGTCGTCATTGGCGCGGCCAAAGTTGCGCTGGTAGGCGCTGATGTAGATCATGGAGGACATGATAAACAAGTCGGGCAGGTAGAGGCTGATGAATGTCGTCAGGTTCGTGGCCGACAGGCTGTTCGGGCGGTAGGTGCCGACGACTTCAACCGGATATGCCTGATCAGGCACGGGACCAACAAAGAAAAGGGTTTCGTTGAACGGCACAAAATACTGTGGCTTGCCACGATTGGCTGACAGGGAAGACCCGTATACTGCGTCGAGAAACTCTTTTGTCGTCGGCAGCAAGGGCGTCCTCACGCAGGCGTCAGGGTTCGTCGTCGAGGCGGCGTTGCCATTCGCGTCGGTCAGGAGGTTGATTTGCTCACTGACAACAAAAGTTCCTGTGGCGGCATCGCTGTTCGCCGACAGGTTAATGTTGAATGACAAGTTCCTGTTGCCGGGTGTGAGCACAAAGCTGACGCCGTGCAGGGACGTGGACGTGAACATGAAGTCGATGTCACGATACATCCGGTTTTCGGCGTAGGTGATCATCTGCGGCAGGATCGTCAGGAATGCTGGATCAGTCTCCTCGACGACCGCCATCGTGGCAATCTGGGTCACGTAGCTGGTCGTGCCAGACACTGAACCATTGTATGAGAGACCTGCCGTCATGATCGAACTCCGCTATCGCCCTTTTATAGCACGATTAAGCAAATTTCGCATACGCGGCAGCCAACTTCTCATCGTACTGATTTTTAGCGTACTGAGGGCCATTGTAGCCCTTTGCGAAGCCTGCCCAATTTTTTGCAACAAGTTCGTCCTGAAGGCCTGACTTGCGGATAAAAGAAGCCATTTGACGGATTTGTCCGGCCTCGCTCTCACAAGCCTCTGAAACCATTTCGTGGACTGAATTGCATCCAGCCAGCTTGTAATTTGAGCCCATGATTTGGCCCAAGCCCCACGAAGTAGAGAGCAGAGCTGCCTCTTCGTCGATTGCGCAAGCGCGCTCAATTTCTGCGTAAACTGCATCGGAACCTTTCGGATAGGGCTTCGTGCCCCACTTTGGATAGGCCAGCCCCTCAGCTTCGGCATTGGCCTGAAGCCCGGGTGCGTCCTTCAGGTGCTTATAGAAATGATGACGCTCAAAGAGAGCCTTTGGGCGGCCAGCCTTATCGAAGCCGGATCCTGCCGCCTCAACCGTAATGACGGCGCGAAAGGCTGCGGGCTCTACGCCGAGGTCCGCCGCGATTTGGTCAATTTCAGACGGCTCAAGTTTACGCGCTGCGCCTTTGAAATCCATTTTACTTTTCCTTGGTTGCCATGAGGTCCGTCTTGGCCTTTGAGCCAGAAGATGAACCGAAATAATAGGCGATCACGCCCGTGAAAGCTGTCTGCAACGCGCCAAGCATCAACAGCAACGCCTCATTGCCGTTCTTGGGGACGCCGTAGACGAACATCCAGAACAGGCAGCCAAAGAAGCCGACGGTGATCCCCACAGCCAAAATCTTCGGCATGTGGTCCTTAATCTCCATTTCGCGCTTGCGGGCGCTGTCACGGTCGCCAGCGGAGATGCGTTCAAGGTCGATCTCCAACTCTGCCATGCGGACCTTAAAGTCGGCGTCGATCTGTTTAATAGCGGCCAACTGGTCGGGCGTGGCATTCTGCATGGCTTTAGCGACATCGGCTTCAGTGCCTTCCTCGTTGCCAAGCAGCACGTTTGACAGAGTTTTGACAGCAAGCCCCGCCAGAGGACCGCCCATCGCGGTCGCCAATGTCGGTGCAACCTGACCCAGAAGGGGGCCAACAGCCTTTAGCAAATCCATCTTATCCCCCTATGTTCGCCGGAATACACGCGCCACGAATTGCGAGATTATACGCATACCCTCGCTTATGAGTTTCTTTGAGATCGACCAAAGCTCTTTGACACGTTGCATCATCTGGCATCACCGTTATGGGCATGAAGTAAATGACGCCAGCCGTCTGAACGTCGAACATCCATGCAATCAAGACCACCTTTAAGGTGATCGGGTCCATCACTTGTCAGCCTTTGCGTCCAGCTTGTCAAAAATCTGCTTTAAGATGGCCTTCACTTCGCTGATGTCGGAGCGATAGTCGTCTTTCGCGACATAATCCTTTGGCAAATCAGCGATGCGATCTTCCATCTTTTGGATTTTGCGGGTCGTGGAATTAAACACAAATACCGCAAGAAACCCTGCGATTGAAACGACCACATTGAAGAGCTGCTGGTTGTCCATTACTGAACCACTTCCTCAGTTACTTCGGCCACGATAGCATCTTTTGTTTCAGCAACGGCCTGATCGCCTTGAGCCTTGATAGCTGAAATAATCTCGTTCACTTCTGCAAACGGGCGCTGGCCCAAAGCATTAAGAACCAAGTTCCATTGGCTCAAAGTGAGCGTGATATTGATTGCCAAGTTTTCCATGTTTCCCCTCTAATACTCAGAAATTCGACGGAGAATTTTCGGTCCCGTCGATGTCATGGACTTTACTATTTCCTGCGTCTCATTCCAAGATAGCGGAGACGGAATGACACCTATTTTGGCAGCATCGGCCTGATATTCTGGGCTAGAAACAGTTCGGTCGAACAAAGAACGAAGCTGAGACAACTTTTCTTCTGGAACGCTGGGAGGTGCAGAAAAAGCTCGGCCAAGAACCAAAACACGCTCAAATGCGGCAATTAATTCTCTGTCTTCTTCAGAAGAAGAAAGCTCCGTAACAGTGACAACAGATGGCAAATTGGGGTGCCGATTTATGCCCGCACCGTATTGAACCATCGGTAAAATAGAGCTGTCTTTAAGCCAAGCGGGAGAAGTGGTGCGAATGCCAATTAAGTTATAGGCGACAAGGTTAATTTCGCCTTTCTCAAAAGCCATCTTTACTTGACCGGACTCTGCATAGCCCACAACTTCACGCATATCCCACCGCAAGATGCTATTAACGAGTTTGATATGATTGGTCGCAAAGCCGCCTTCAGATCCAGCAATAAGCGGGCCTGAACCAGCTTTAGACCAGAGCACAAACGGCTCTTTACGGCCATCAACTACCGATCCCAGCCAACCAAACTTGGACAGGTCATATTTGACTTCATCGTTTTTAATGAGCCCCTGCGTCAAGACTTTGGTGTTGATCGTTCCGATCTCAGAACCGTCTTTTGGCGCAACATTGTACAAGTAATTAGCCGCAGCAATGCCAGCGGCACCCGGCACTATCTTGATGGAGACCGTTTGGCCCGTCGTATATTTTTGCAGATGTTGAGCAAAAACACGGGCATGGATTGTAAACCCGCCCGTGCTTGTATGCGTCACGATCTTTAGATCGTTTGCGCTTGCCGCAGTAGATAACGCTACTAACGCTAT